CGCTGAAGCCTGCCGAGAGCAGGCCGCTGGCGCTGAAGCCTGCCGAGCGCACGTCGCTGGCGCTGAAGCCTGCCGAGAGCACGTCGCTGGCGCTGAAGCCTGCCGAGCGCACGGCGCTGGCGCTGAAGCCTGCCGAGCGCACGTCGCTGGCGCTGAAGCCTGCCGAGAGCAGGCCGCTGGCGCTGAAGCCTGCCGAGCGCACGTCGCTGGCGCTGAAGCCTGCCGAGCGCACGTCGCTGGCGCTGAAGCCTGCCGAGAGCAGGCCGCTGGCGCTGAAGCCTGCCGAGCGCAGGGCGCTGGATTGCTTACTGGCAAGCAGCGCCAATAAATTTCGTTTTGCCTTCATTTCATATCCTTTGGTTGACTGCAAAATAGGGTAGAACCGCTCGCGACTACTTCACCTGGGGTTGTCGGCGGACCTTTCGCCGCGGCGGTTCCGTTGACTACTCGTCGATGTCGCAAAACGTGCTGCGCGTGCCATCCCAATTCAATAGGTACGGATCGCCGTTTTCCTTGATCTTGGCGCTATAGTGTGTTCCGAGTTCATCTAGCACTTTGGTATAGGGATAAAGGTCGGCATGCGGTTTGATGTTCTTGTAGAAAAATGAGCCGACTGAATCTGCTTCCTTGAGTTGGGAGAACAGTTCGGCACTGACGTTGCGATACCGGTAAACGCTACCTACATCACCTTCCTTGCCCTTGAATTGGATGGCGAGAACGTCTGTTTCCGGATCGTGACCAATTGCGTGCAATTGGCTGCTTTCCACCTCGTCCATCGCAATACGTGGGCTTGTTGCGGTTACTTGATCCATGTGATTCTCCTTTGGGTTGAGCTACGATTAGGCGGCTGTCTTGAACAGCGAAAAATCCAGCGACTCAACGTGGTTGATAATCACGCGCTTGATCGCTTCCAAATCGGCGGCTCGGTAGAGCCTAGTGGTGCCATCCTTGCGCGGAATGAAACCCTTGCGCTCTAGGAACTTGGCGTCAGTACTAAGGCCGTCGAGCATGGCGTTGATCTGGCCGAGGTTGACCGTGGCGTCACTCGCTGCCGGTGCAGGCGAGGGCGATGGCGCGACCGGCGAAAGCAGAGATGTTTGTGCTGGCATCGCTGTAGGCTGTTCAGCACGGCGCGTTTCCTGCGCGGCGCTGAGCACTGCTTGTGCGCGCGCCGCGATTGCTTCGGCTTGGATCCGCGCTTCAACATCGGCCTGTCGGCGACGTTCATCCTCGGCTGCACGCTTGATGCGCAAGGTTTCCGCGGCGGCGGCTTCGGCCTTGGCGCGTTCTTCGGCTTCGAGGATGACTTTCTCGCGCGCTTCAATTTCGGCACGCTGACGCGCCAATTCGGCAGCTTGTCGCTCATTCTCGATGCGTTGCTGCTCAAGGCGCGCAGCTTCGGCTTCGCGGGCCTTGGTTTCTGCCAGAATTGTTTGCATTGCCGCCAAGGTTTCTGCTTTGGCCGTTGCAGCCTCGCCGACGAACTCGGCGAATGCTTGCTCGCTCACATCCAGCAGTTCGACCTGTGCGATTCCCTTGATGATGCGTTCCGACGAGATGCCGACGCACTTCGCGACAAAGCTGCGTACCTGATCGATCTTGGCGTGATAGCCAGCTGCGCGTTCGGCAGCAATACGCTCCTTTTCCGCTTTCTCCGCAGCGCGGCGCTTTTCGTCGGCCTTGATTTGTTCGTCAATCGGCGTTTCAAGCGCCACGATTTCACCAGTAATGCGCGCAGCCTCGGCGTCGATCATCTTGCCAAACTCCAAGGCCGGGGATTTGAATTCCTTGCGCTTTTTCTCCAGGCTGGTGCGGAGCGTAGTCAATTCCAAGCGAGCGGCACGAGCGGCTTCATTGCCTTTGGTTGTTGCCAGGTCGTAGATGACGCCGGAATATTTGGTGCGCAAGGCGGCAAGCGCGGCAGTCGTCTGGCTGTACTCAACAATGCCCTTGCCATCCTTGAACTCGGCGCGATCGATGATTTCGATTTGCTGTTCCATAAGAATTCCTTAAAAGTCGATTGCCTCAAGAGCTAAACAAGGCTCAGGTTTCGTAATTGGTTCCAGTGCACCGATTGGCCGTTTGAGAATGCCAACAAGCCGCTCGACACGCCGATCAAAATCAAGCAGTCTTTCCACCATGTCATCAATGAAGTCGTCATCGCGCATGATTCGCTTGATGAAGAGGTCTTTGCCGACCGATTCCAACTCAGGCACGTACATGATGAAGTCGCACCACCTCCGACCAGTGATCCACATGCCGCCTTGCATCTGGTGGATATACTCGGAGACATCGCCGGTTTCCCACATATCTAGGATTTTTTGGCTGTCGATTGGTGCTTTGATTTCGATCAAGCCATCTTCGGGCATGCCATCCGTCGAATAACCGAACTTGCGATCATCGGTGAGGACAAGCCCCGATTCTTCTGCCAAGTAGCCAGTTCTGACCTCATAAGCAATGCGTGCCAACGATTCCATTTCATGGCCGCGATCAAGAACCCACGCCTTGATTGGTGCGCCGTGCGGCTTCTCGCTGATACGCTCGATGGCGAGGTCGGCGGCATACCGTTCTGACGCTCCACTCGGATCGCCAGGCTTCCGCGAACCAGAGGCGCGGGACAACACCTCGATAGCTTCGCGGTAGCAAGACGCAGTGATTGCCCCCGCCCGTGCGGCAAGCCACTCCTCAGAACCTTGCTGGCATTCGATAAAGATCATGATTTACTCCGGGACGTATTCTTGATGACGATCAAGCGCCGCCGTGAAGTCATCAACTGGCGGCTCGCCGTTTTGCTTCGGCACTTCGGTAAATTTGACATCGCTCGTGTTCGAGTTGGCCTTTTCCTGCATGGCGGCACGATGGGCGACAACCGCATTTTTGAATCTCTGATAGTCGGCCTTTTGCTTCATCAACTTGGCGTTGTTGGCTTTCCAGAAATTCAATGCGTCGGCGTCGGTTGTTGTCTTCAGTGCGTCGGCGATCAGCGGATTTACATCTACCCAATCCTCGCCGCGCTCCTCGGCTTTGAAGTCGATACCCTCGGCCGCCTCTGTATTTAAATGGTGAATCGCATTGTCCAGGCGGTCGGTCTTCGGCCACAATTTGTAGGCGCGCTTGATGACGGTCTTTTTCGCCATTTCGCCGTAGTCGGTTTTCCATGGACTAGACTTGCCAGCCTTGACTGATTCTGAGCGATCACGAATCGCGTTGATTTCATCGACCATCATTGTGGTAGTGAGATATTCGCCATCCGCCGTCTTGACTACAACATAGGCACCAATGACTTCGCCACGATCCTTGCTGAACGGGTTGAACGTGTGCGTGGGTGCTTTGTCGAAGCCATTGGTCTGGAATACGTCATGCTCACGCACAAGATCAGCCTGCCCCCATTTTATCGAGCCCGAATTGATTGCAAGATCAAGTAAGCCCATATAGCTAATGTCTAGGCAAATCTTGCCCTTGCGCGGCACCAAATAGGCTTGCTTTTTCGCTGGATTCAGGCTGATTCCGATAGCGGCGATATTCGTAACAGCGTCGACAACTGCCTGCCTATTTTCCATCGCCGCCTTGAGGGAATATTCGTTGTTCTGCAACACCTGAATTGCAAACCCAGCCTCCCGCTCGAAGCTGATATTGCGGTCTGTTAAAACGCTTTGGAAGGCGTCCCGCGCCGCGTAAATGTCGCCCGAAACCAAGGCCAGTGCGTTGCTCATTTGCTGCTCCTATTACTTCCTGAATGTTGCAAGGGTCTTTTTGATCGAAGCTGATACCGAATAGCCACGGCACCGGTACCAGCGGAATATATAATAAAACATGATCACTTGGCGCGAATCTCGCGTACATTTCTCTTCGTCGCCGTTGGTTGCTGTTTTTCAGCCCATCCTGGACAAACGCGATTGAATGTATGTCGGATGTCGGTATTTGCTGCCGTAATGTACGGTATCGGCTTCCCAGTGTTTGGCGATTTCAGATCATGTAATTTACTCATTTAGTCACCCAATCAATAGTTGATAACAAAACCAAAATCACCGTGATGCATATCCACTGGTGCCGGTCGAGGAAGTCGCCTGGGCGACCAAAAAGAGATTTATTCGACATAGAATTTCTCGTCGCAATGTGGGCAAGTGACTTTCTTTCCGACCATAACCACATCGCGCTTTTTCGCAACGCCATCCGTGTCGATATAAAGCTGCCAGCGGTCTTCTATGTCTTCCCCTTGCGCAGTGAGGGTTCCGCAAAGGCCGAAGTCGGGAAATTGCTTGCGCATCTCACGAATGATGAGATTCACATGCTCGACCATGCCGTGGTTTTTTCCGGTGTCATTGTCCCATTCGATTCCAAGAAAATCATCTGTCAGGCGCAGGTCAATGTATAACGCATCACCAGCATTCCATTCAGGATGATCGCGGCAATCTTCGCCAAAGAATGCTTTGACGGCGCAGAGCATCGGCGCGGTAACTGCGCATTGAAATGTCAGCACACCTGAAAATTTGGTTGTGTATCCCATGATTCTTCCAATCGAAAATTAGAGGTAATCCCAAGCAAGCAGAAACGCAGCGCCAAGCGCAATCACCAATCCGGCAAGCTTGATCATTGCCAGCTCAGGCGCAATGGCATCGCACTTCATGCGGCTTTCGGTGAATGCGTCGTGGTCGCGTTTCATGATTTCCTTCCGGCCATCGGCCTGTTGAATTAGTGCCGGTTACACACATTTAACGAGCAACTACCGGCAAGAGTCTCGTGTTGGCAAAGCACCTTGCGGCCATGTCCAGGTTCCGCATACCTTCCGCCCTTTCGCGCGCGCATACTCGGTATATCCACTATGCGGATTACTAATTACCAACAAAGCAAGTGCCTGGGCGCGACTTCCAGGTTCGTTCCATTTCTCACCTCTCATTCGAGGCGCAACCGGCTTAGGTTGCCCGCACCTGCTTTGTTGGCCCTCGCACTATCGCGGCGAGGTTTAACGTGCTGCTGACCGGGCTACTTTCATCGCTACGTCTTTGCGGACTGCACTGGCGCTTTTGGGGCGTCGAATCGGCTTTTACGGAGACAGGTTCTAGCTGCTCAAATCCAGTCATGCGGTCATCAACATTGAATTGCCCTCTACTCGCTCCACGAAAAAAGCCGACGACTAACATTCCCGCATCCGCTTTTGAAGACAATTCAGTGTTGATGCCTGCATTACGCGGCAGGCTCGCGTGACTCTGCTTCTAAACCAAAAATACCGTTTATCTTTGCGCTGCATTTCAGCAGGTCCGCATTCGGTCTTGCGGAAAGACGGCCTAATGCATGACAGCCTCCATCAATCATCACCGAGACATTCGGCTGGCTCGGATTCGCCCAAGAAAGCGGACTTCAAGCGCCCACTCGGTGAATGGGCGATAAAGGTCGGCCTTGGCCTAGTTCGCTGATGCCTTCAACGCCACAAATTGCGCACATGTCGTGGTGTCGAAGAAGTTGAGTACGGAACTCCCAGTGCCGATCGACAAATAGCCACCGTTGCAAGTGGCATATTTGGCCGCGCCGATGTTGATGAAAACGAGCTGATTGCTGTTGTTGGTGAAGACGCCCCAGGTCAGCGCGAAGCCGGACCAGGAACGCAGTGCGCCGAACTTGACGCTGTTGGTATCAGCGATGGCTTGTGTGGTACCGTCTGCGTTCGTGATCGTGAATTGCGATGGCGAGTTCTGCGTGATGTAGAGCGCGTTGGCGAAGCTATAGATTCGGCCGTCAGCCGATGGATTGCCGGCGACGTTGTTGGCGATCAGATCATTGGTGCTCGAAGCGGCGTGCGCCTCTTGGCCGCCACAGGCCGCGAGGACCAAGGCGAGTGCTGCGAGTGCGAGATATTTCTTCATGATGTTTCTCCTGATGGTTAAATTTGGAATCCGTTTTGGTCTTCCTGCTGCCGAAGCCACCTCGAGGGTGGCGTCGGATTCAATGCTTCGGCTTCAATAAATCCCATCCCAGTTGCCGTCGGATTTCTTCCTGGCTCGGCGGGGCCTTGTGCTCGTCGCGGCGCTGGGCCAGTTTTCCGATTCGTGCCAATGATCCATAGCCAACCGAGCCTCGTCATCAAGGATGATTGCGCGAACCTTGTCCAACCGTTCAATTTGGTCTTGCGCTGGAACAAGCTTGCCTGCATAAAAGCCCGAGCAGCCCGAGCAGCCGTAGTTGTTGCCAGCATCCATCTCGGCCGCTTGCTCATCAGCCCCGGCCTGCGAAACGTAAGACATGCCCACGTTTCCTTTTTCTGTTTTTTTGCTTTCGTAACGCATGCTGTTCTCCTGATTGGTTATGCTGCGCGCTGGAGCGCAATCTTCTTGATCGTTGCGTCGAATATCGCCATCGCCGACGCCTTGTCGCCGAAGGCAGCCTTGCGGATCATTTCGATGTCGGTGTCGGTGCCGTTGAGTTGATCCCAGACCGCGCTGGCGATATCCTGGGCGTCGAGCTTGTTGCCCAGGTCGGCGCGGAGCTGATCCATCGGGTCGGCCACGCCGGACTCAGGCCCATCGACGGGAAGCTGGCGGTCGTAGTGACGTTGCGCGGCGGCGAGCTTGCTGAAGTGGCTGTTGATTCCTTGCAGGGCGATGTTCATTTCGTTCTTCCGGTTGGTTTTGTTTTGCGATGTATTCATTAAACACCATGTTTAAGCAAACGTCAAACATTTTGTTTAAAAGTGCAAAAAATATTTCACCTCCCAATTTTTATTTGGAATAGATCCCAAAAAGCCGCATGCATTCTCCGATCGCCAGCTTCCCATTGCTGCCAAGTTCGACAGTTTGTATGCAGGAGATCGGCCGCCTTGGTTTGGGTCAGGTTTGCCGCCTCTCGGGCAGCGCGGATTTCGGCGGGAGTGGGCGAAATCATAATTCATCCGGCACAACGTACCGCTCGATCAATTCCGCCTGAACCGCACTCGACGCACGTCGTATTTCCGCAACATTGTCATCCAGCAGCGCAAACAGGTCATCGGCCAAAGCCTTGTGCCCTTGCGCTTCCAGCACGCCGGACAAGCGCGCAACGAATGACCGGGCGCGGGTATTCGCGTCGACCCCTTCCGGGTCGGTTTGGCCGACACGAACGAGATCGGCGATGATTTGGATAGGACGTTTCATGGTTTTCAACTTAGCTACGCCGTAGCGTTGGCGAGGTGCATCGGAGGGTTCGGCGCGTGGTTCGCCTTGAGGGAGTTTCATTTCCCGACCATCGTGTCGTGGAAGGAAGCCGCGGCCAGGACGAGGACGAGCAGCAATGGTGAGTATTTCATGGTTTGATCTCCTGCCCCAGCGGCCCGAGGCGCGGCGTTAAAATTAGACGAGAAGATATTCAGGGGTTGGGTAGTTAGGCGAACAGCATCACGAGTTCGTCTTTGTTCATTTCGCTTCCCCTTTGCAGTTGCGCTGTCAGATTAAGAGTTGCAAAAATCGGCCCATTGCTTGTTCAGCCATATCATGAATTCCTCATTGCAATCGGTGCGGATTCCGTCAACATAATTGGCCGTAACGCGGGAGATATGCGCATCATGACCTTGGGCGCGCAAAAAATCAGCGAATTCCTTGGCATCAGGGGTATCACAATCAAGGGCGATGACTTTCTTGTCGGCTGCATTCATTTCGTTTCTCCCTGGTTGAGGCATCGCTTGATTGCAGTGCCGATGAATTCAATTATACGCGCATTGATCGTATTTGCAAGGACTATTTCATGTGCGGATTTTCACGTTTTGACATATTTGGATTTTCCAACAAACAAAGCGTTTGCATTTTGTTTAAACATGGTGTTTAATGCAGATACCATGACAGATCAAGAACTCATCAAATACTACGGCGGCCCCGCAAAGTTGGCTGAATTGCTCGGGTTAAAGGAAGGCGGCGTTCAGCGTGTTAACAATTGGAGGTCGCGTGGCATTCCGCCAAAGGAAAAACTTGCTCGTCCTGATATTTTTTTGTTTGATCTGAGTAAGAAAAAAACCAACCGCACCCACCCCACAGAACAGCAAAAGCGCGAGACCGAGCCGATCGGCGCGCGGCTGCCTCCGAAGGGGGTTGCATGAGCCACCGCCTCGATGACGAAGACGGCGATATCAGCATGAGCCCGTTCGCCTTTGTCATTTTCCTGGTCCTGGCATTCGCTTGCGGCTGGGCCGTGGGCTATCTCTAACCACCATTCTTCAGGGAGAACAAAACCATGACCACCAAAATCAATGACGTGATCGCCGAAGCGATTGCCGCATCTATCCAAAACGCCAACGACATGAAGCGCGCAGCCATTGCTGCGGCCGAAGCGTTCGCCGCCGGAGAGCATGCATATTCCAATTGGAAGCCAGAGGGAAAGATCGTCGATACGCTCGTCGTGAAGCTCGTTCTCGATACGAGCGATGCCGAGGCTGCAATAACGGCATTGGAAAAGAGGGCGGCAGCACTCAAAAGCATTGAAGCCAAGCCTGGAAACCAAGATTCAGTTGCCGTTCGGCCGGTTAAATGCGTTGAGGCGGCCCGCAAATGGGCCGACCAGGTGCTAACTGATGTCAGCCAAGGTTTGCCGATGCCGCCTTTGCCCGAGCTGCTTTTGACTCTTGCAGCCATTGGCCAAGGTCGGCAATGAGCTGCTCTACAGATTTCTCGTGGATATCGAGCACGGATAGCGCGTCGTCCTGCGGCAATGAGATGCAAAAAGAAACGGTATCGCCGTTTGGAAAATGAACGTCCCGGCGCACCTGAAAGGTCGAATTTACCAACTCGATAGCGAGGTTTGTTGTAGTTGAAATTTGACTGTTCATGGGAAACCCTTCGTATTGATGGAAGTTGAGGAACGACCATTTTACGCGAAGCGGTTTCCCACCCCAAAAAGCAGCAACGTAGTTCCAGCCATACCAGATTAAGCACCACACCATTTTGCGCATTGACAAATGACATGCCGGAGACAGAAAAAATGACCCATACCGAACAATGCAACCGCTGCGATGCGCCCCTGGGTGAAATCGTGATTCTCGACAACCGCGAGCCGGTCTGCGGTGCCTGCATCACGCAGATCGCGAGCCGCGCCGACGTCGGGCACCGCATCGCAGTTGACCGCACGCCTGCCAGCGAATGCGGATATCTGAGCGGCATCAAGAAAAAGATGGCCACATGAGAGCCGACGCAAACCCTATCCGGGCAACCGTGCAAAACCTGATCGAATCGCACCCAGGCATCGCACGCCGGGAAATCACCAAATACCTGCAGCGCATCGGTCATCGCATTGAAAGCAAAGCACTGTCTGCGCACCTACGCCGCATGCGCGCCGATGGAGCGATTTCCCAAACTGGCTCACCGATGAGTTTTGTCTACTGGCCGAAAGGGCAGGATGCGGTTGTTGAGACTACCAAGGACGACTTGGAAGTAACGCGCATTCGTCGCCCTGCGGCGCCAAGCGATTTCAACTATCCGAAACACGCCAGCCCGCTTCAATGGTCGATGGCGCATTTGCTGGGAGCCTGACATGCAATTGACTGAAAACCAAATAACCGTAGCCAAGGTGATCTACGCCAATCCTGGCATTAACCGTACCGAACTATCTAAGCTCACGTCCATCCGAGAACAGGCCCTTGATCCTTTGATCCGGCGCGAACTGGTGACGGAAACGAGAGGTATCCTCGGCCTGTCCGAAGAACTCCGCGAACGCATTGCGAGTTTGATGCCGAAGGGTCAAATCGCAGCGCCGCGCACGCACGAATTCAAGCCGCTCAGTCCGAAACACATTCCCAGCCTCGAAGGGCGCCGGGAAGGCTGCGAGCGGCGTGAAATCACGTTCAAGACCATGACGTCCAACATTCCAGGTGCGGCGAGGTCATATGTCTAATCCGGTAGTTATCGGCGATGCGTCGCTTTATCTTGGCGATTGTCGAGACTTTCTGCCGACATTGCGCGCTGACGCACTTGTAAGCGATCCACCTTACGGCCTGGGCGACAAGATGACCGGCGGCACAAAACGCTTTCAAACTGGCGAAGGCGGATTGAAAACACTTGGTGCATGGGATGCGAAGCCGGTCGACCACATCTTGGATTTGATTGTGCCTGTCGCCCCAATATTGATGTTGTGGGGGGGCAACTATTACCCAGTTCCGGCGTCTCGCGGCTGGCTAATTTGGGTCAAAACCAATGGCGTAGAAACCATGGCGAGCGTCGAACTTTGCTGGACGAATATCGACATGAACTCTAAACATTTCATGCATCCAGTGAACGGTTGGCACCGCGACCATCCGACGCAAAAGCCGCTTGATCTCATGCATTGGTGTCTATCGTTCTTGCCTTCGACTCGAACCATTATCGATCCTTTCATGGGATCCGGCACGACCGGTGTCGCAGCAATTCAACAGGGGAAAAAGTTTATTGGGATAGAGCGCGAAGAAAAATACTTCGATGCCTCGTGTCGCCGGATCGAGAAAGCGATCGCCCAAGGTCAACTTTTCGCCCCAGAACCAATGAAGCAAGAGCAGGCAAATTTAATATGACCACCGCCCTCTACCGCGAATTTGTTTTAAACGGCCCGTCTGCGGCAAAGGTGCGTCATGGCTGAAATCACGCTCATGCGCACACCACAGGGCTACCTCGTTCCGGCCGACCAGCAATCAGCCGATCAGATCGCGAAGCTGAAGGGCGGCGTTGGCGTCAAAGCTTCGTTTAAGAAAGAGAATAACTTGCAGTTCCATCGCAAGATGTTTGCTCTTGCCAATATCGGATACGACGCATGGGAGCCTGGATCGGTCGAATATAAGGGTCAGAGCATTGAAAAGAATTTCGATCAATTCCGCGAAGACATCACGATTCTGGCCGGCTTCTATACGGCTTCGACGCGGTTGGATGGTTCGATTCGCCTGACCGCGAAAAGTTGGTCATTCGCATCAATGAATCAGGTCGAGCGCGAGCAACTTTACAGCGCAATCATCAATGTTCTGCTGACCCGCATTTTAACGAAGTACACCCGCGATGATTTGGATGCGCAGGTTGAGAACGTGTTGAGGTTTGCATAATGGAAATTTGGGAAAAAATCGATGGATTTGACGGGCGCTACTCGATTAGCAATAAGGGGCGCGTGATGCGTCATTACTTTGTTGATCGCACTGGGAATGCGCACAAAGAAACAATTTTGAAGCCGTGTGCCAATAAAAAATTAGGGTACTGGATGGTCACCATTTCTTACAACAACAAAAATCACGCTTTGTACATACACAGGCTTTTGGCATTGGCATTTATTCCCTTGATGCCAGGGAAAAACTGTGTCAATCACATTGACGCTAATCGCGGGAACAATGATCTTTCAAATCTTGAGTGGGTGACACATCGAGAAAATATTCAACACGCCGCCTCTCTTGGTTTGATGAAAGGGCCGCTTAATGCATTTGGCGAAAATGCCCCTGCTTCAAAATTGATGGCGAAGGATGTTGAAGTAATTCGCGGAATGCTGGCAAGGGGGTTGACGCTTAGAAAAATCGGCGCTGTATTCGGCGTTTCTGGCGGCACGATCGGCTTTATAAAAAGCGGGAAAACTTGGACATCGGTTACGGGCATGTGCTTTGACGATGATCGCGTGCCTGCGCATGTGGATATACGGAGGGCAGCATGACAGTAGGCGAACTCATAGAGGAATTGCAGAAATTTCCCGCCCATCACTTGGTGATTTTGGAAACGTACACCACCGATATGACCTGCGGTGCAGTGAGCGAGAACTTGGATTTCATCGCCGATCTGGCCGCCGTAAGCAATGTCGGCGACTTGGGATGTGCGGTCAAGATCATGGCGGAGGTGCCGACGCCATGACCAACCCCTGCGAATTCCGAGAATTTTGCGGTAAGCGCATGTGCTACGGTGATCGTCGAAACGGTTGCAGCGCTCGCGATTCCTATCACTGCTCTCAGGCATTAAAACTTGAGGACAGAGTGATGGAAGAGCATGTTGAGCGCGCTGATCGGCACTTTCCTTTAAATCTTCACAAATACGTGAGGGCGACGTGAAACTTGAGGTACGCCTGCTCGAATACTTGGTTGATGGTCCTGATACTTCGGACAACATTGCCGATGAACTTGGCATTCCAATGAAAAATGCCAGCGCTGTTTTAAGTCAGCTACGAGACGATGGTTTTGTGAAAGTGACCGGAAAGTATAGGCTCAAAAAAGCTGGGCGCCCAATGAATATTTGGAGTTTGGCATGAAACGCTCCGCACCACTCACCAGAAAGACGCCCATGGCGCGCACCGGTATCCTGAGAACGGCGAGCACGCAGCTTGCCGCCAGATCGGCAAAGCCGCGCAAGCGCATGAAGTCGAAGCAACGCTCTGTGACTACTGCCGAAAAGCTGCACTGGGATCGGCTGGCAAATGAAGTCGGCTGCATCGCCTGCCGTATTGATGGGCGCTCGAATCACCATGTCAGCATTCATCACGTCGATGGCCGCACGAAACCGGGTTGCCACATGCTCGTTTTGCCGCTCTGCGGCCCGCACCATCAGCAAGACGATACAGATGCGCTCGACCGCGTGGCGGTGCATCCAAATAAGGCGACGTTTGAACTTCTATATGGAAAACAAGAAGCGCTTATGCAAATGTGTGCCGACATACTGGGGGTTGAATGATCACGATCGAACTACCGTTCCCGCACCCGGATTTGAATCCGAATCGATCAAACGGGAAACGGGTGCTGACATCCGGCCTACGAAAAAAGGCACGTTCTGATGCATTTTACCTAACGCGCCAAATCTTGAAAAAATATGCCTTTCCGGCCTCGGTGCTATTGGGCGACATACCGATTTCAATCACATTCATTCAGCCGGATAAGCATCGCCGCGATCGCGACAATCTCCTGGCCGCTTTCAAGCCGTCTCTCGATGGTGTTGCCGACGCCCTGGGCATCAACGATTGCCATTTCGAGCCAGTGGCGATATCCCGCGAGTTTGGCAAGAAGCCCGGATGCGTTCTGGTGGTTATTGGAGATTTTCCGAAATGAGAATTTACCACAAGGCAAAATTCATTCGTGAGGATGGAAATGTATCTGCACTTTGTTCACCGAAACCGCGTTCCATCAACATGAAAACATCGACATGGACAATAAGTGATGGTGCTGTCACATGCAAGCGATGCTTGGCGAAATTGAAGGAATTGAAGCAATGACACCAGACCAATATAAAGCCGCTGCGCAGGCACTCAGCGACTATCAATACATTCTTGCATCGTGCTGCGCTTTCGCAAGCACCGCGCACACAAAGGAATCGAAGGCACGCATGAAGCAATTGGCCGAGTTGCGCGAAGCCTTGGAAGCCGAGGGAATGAAGTGAAATCAAAAACCGTCACCCGCTTCAACTGCGACTTCTGCAACAAGCGCGGCTTCTCGGCCTCGCACATGACGAAGCATGAAAAGCACTGCACGCTCAATCCTAACCGGGAATGCCGGGTTTGCAGCCTGCTTGAAAACAGCCGGGATGCCGACTACGAACGCAATACGTTGCCCGAACTGATAGCCATGCTTCCGGATTCCGGCCCTTATAACGCGCTGGACGGTTTGGACATATACGACGACTGCAGAACCTTAATCAAGGCGCTGGAAGCCGTCTTGCCAGCCTTCCGGCGCGCCACTGGCGACTGCCCCGCATGCATGATGGCGGCGCTGCGCCAGGCGAAGATACCGGTTCCGATGATGGAAGGCTTCGACTTCAAGCGGGAGATGCAAAACATCATGGATTCGATCAACGAAGCGCGCGAAGAAAATAGGTACTACTGACATGAAATACAAAGGCCGAGAACTGGCGCATCCGGTGGTCATCATTCGACGCACGATCGCCTTCGCGTTTTTGCATATATTGCGCGCTGCATTCTGCGCCGTGATGTGGTTCGGCTGGGGCTATTACGAGGCAAAGCGCTCATGGGATGAAATGCTATGAAGGTACAAACCGAACAGGCAACAGTCTATCGCGGAGGCGGTAGGCGCTGGTTCACAAAGGCAGCGGCGATCAAGGCCGAGGCAAAAGCTTATTTATTCAAGAAGCATGGCTGCACATGCGAAAAGTATTATGATCCAGATTACGGATATTACCCTGAGACATGCTACCTCCACGCGATGGATGTAGACCGGTTCAAGAAATATGTCCGGCGCGTGGCGCGAATGCTGGTGAAGGAATCGAAGGAAAGCAAACCATGCTGAAATTCTCCATTGAACCGCAGCGTGACGGCACATATGCGGTCGGCTACAAAGTGCCTGGATGCGCAGCCTTTTCACCTTCCTGCATATGCACAACAGCCAAGCAAGCCGTGGAAGAGGTGGCGCGATTGAACAAGGAGCGCGAGGAATTCGAGGCCAAGATCAAGGCCGATCAGGTTGCGCGCGGCCTGCGCTTGTTTCGTCCGATGGGAGCATAGAGATGGCTGGCGACTGGATCAAGATGCGAAACGATCTGCAATCACATCCAAAAATTGTCCGCATTTTGTCCGCAACCAAGTCGGACAAGTTTAGCGCGATTGGCGGATTGCATGCGGTTTGGAGCGTCTTTGATACGCATAGTTCAAATGGAGTGCTAGAAGGGTACACACCTGAAACGCTCGACCATGTGATCGGTTGGGATGGCTTCGCAGCGGCCATGATCATGGTCAAATGGCTGTCATACGATGGGCTGGAAACCCTTACGCTGCCTGAGTTTGACGAGCATAACGGGGCTTCCGGAAAGCGTCGTGCGGAGGACCAAAAACGTAAGAGAAATTCCAGAAAAGTTCCAGATTTAGTCCCTGATTTGTCCGATGATGATGCGGACAAATTGCGGACAGAAATCGGACTAGAGAAGAGAAGAGAAGAGAAGATAGTAAACCTTACTACCCCTAACGGGGTAGTTGTCGGCAACGATGTTGCCAAGCCCGATTCCTGCCCGCATCAGGACATCATTGCCCTTTACCACGAGTGCTTGCCTGTTGGCACGCACATTCGCGTGTGGAACGGAACTAGGGCGAAGCACCTGCAGGCCCGTTGGCGCGAGAACGTCAAGCGGCAAAGCCTTGAGTGGTGGAAGCGGTTTTTCGAATTTGTTGCCGAATCCGAGTTCTTGACCGGCCGTGCGCCTGCCGCGCAAGGTCGTGACCCGTTTGTCGTGAGCTTGGATTGGCTGGTGAACCCGACGAATTTCGCCAAGGTCATCGAAGGTAAATACCACCGAGGGGAGACGGCTGCATGAACATCGATGAACGCGAATTCCTGCGGGCGCCCCCGCATGCCGTTGAGGCTGAGCAATCTGTGCTGGGCGCCATGCTCCTGCAAAACGGGTCATGGGACAAGATCGCCGACTTGTTGGGAGAAGAGGACTTTTACCGCTATGACCATCGATTGATCTACCAGCACATGGTGCGGCTGATCAACTCCAATCGTCCGGCCGATGTCATCACTGTCTACGAATCAGCCGATAGCCACGGCAAAGCGGAAGAGATTGGCGGCCTTTCGTACCTCAACGCTCTTGCGCAGAACACGCCTTCTGCGGCCAATATCCGCCATTACGCCGAAATCGTGCGCGATCGCTCCTTGCGGCGCAAGGCAATGGCGGCGGCGATGGAGTTCCTGGGCGAGATCGAAGGAACGGCAATAGAGCCTGGTGCGCTGATCGATGGATTTTCGACGAAACTCGACAGTCTCAGCAATACGGCGATCAAGAGCGAACCCAAACGTGCCAGCGAGTCGATGGTTAAGCTTATCGAAGCGATCGACAATCGTTACAACGGAAATGAACCGCTTGGCATCGCGACCGGATTTGTGGACATTGACCGTCGCCTGAACGGCGGCATGCGCCCGGGGAACCTGATTATCGTGGCTGCTCGCCCGAAGATGGGGAAGAGCACCCTGGCACAGAACATTGCACAGCACGTTGCCCAATCCGGTGTTGCCCTGATCCTCAACCTGGAAATGACCGAGGAAGAACTGCAGCAGCGCAATGTGGCGGCCATCGGCGGCATGAATCTAGAGCACGTCATCGACGCGAAGCAGATGACGGATGACGACTGGCCAAAGCTTACGCATGCAGTCCAACGCGTGAACGAACTGGAACTGTACCTCGACTGCCAGCCGGGCATGACCATCTTCGACGTGCGCGTGAAGGCGAAGCAGGTCAAGCGCAAGACCGGACGTCTGGACTTGCTCGTCATCGACTACTTGCAGCTCATGGCTGGCGCAGGCGACAACCGCAACGCACAGATCGAAGCGATCACACGCGGCCTGAAAACCCTGGCCAAAGAACTGGACTGCCCGATCATCTTGCTCAGCCAGTTGAGCCGGAAAGTGGAGGAACGACCCAACAAGCGGCCGATGCCTTCAGACCTTCGTGATTCAGGAGCGATTGAGCAGGATTGTGACATCGCTATCTTCCTCTACCGGGATGAGGTCTACAACCCTGACACTATGGACAGAGGTGTATGCGAGGCTAACTTTGCACTGATGCGCCAAGGTAAGCCTGGTATCACGGCCCTGACTTTCATCGGAGAGCAAGCCAAGTTCGCCGACATTCACCGGCAGTGGGCGCCACGGCCACCCAAGTCTGCGCCATCGCGCGCAAGGGGGTTCAACGATGAATAGTGGAGCACAACTCAAAGAGCATGGGCAGCAACTCGCGATCTGGAACGCCGGCGCAAACTGGCTCGAACAGACCCTCGATAACCTCAAGGCATTCTGCAAGGTGCGCAAGGATATTGGCAGGCCGGAGTTCCGCGCCGAAGAACTGCGCCAGATCGCCGCCGAGCGCGGTTGGCCAATGCCGCCGTCGCCGAACGCATGGGGTGCAATTCCGGCGATCGCTGCACGCCGCGGCATCATCAAATTCACCGGTCGCTACGAGAACGCGCAGTCGCCGCGCACCAGGTCGCATCCGGTCAAAGTATGGGAGGCGCTATGAGTTTAATATCGAATCCGCGAACCTTTAACTACCTGATCATCGGCCTGTTCCTCTGCGCCGCCATGCGCTGGGGATGCGCCGGAAACTGGAAGCAGGTTGCTTACTGGTTGGCAGCGGCCGTGCTCAATATCGCCACACTTCCAGGAAAGAACTGACATGGCCGGCAATAAGAAACCGCGCAAGCCGCATCGGCAAAAGCCATGCGTTCTGCCGCTCGGCATTCGCAGTGCGAGCAAGATGGAACTTCCCGGTTACATCGCGAGTACGGCACTTGGTCAGCCTTGGTTCGAAGAGCAGCACGTCTACGACCTATTGAGCAACGCCGACATGACCAGGCGCATTGCGAAGGATGGCGATCCGATCTTGCCGGTTGCAGAAGCGATGGTCCAAGCTTGCCGTGAAATCCAGGAGCGAGCGGCGCGCACCGGCAAGCACGGCGTCACTGGCGATGAACTGCGGGTATTGCGCGAGGGCGTTGCCATGACGATGGATTTCCTGCGCTCGGTCCGGAATATCGATATCGATCGCGCCGCGCGAGCAGCACTGGCCGAGTTCAACAAGTCGGGAGTACTACGAGTATGACCGACCTGGTCGAACAACTCGAGATCAGGCTGGCCGGCGCGCGGCTGAATCCAGAGCCTTCCCGCGCCCATCCTCGCGAGTTTTATGGTGATCCAGCAAAGCATATCAAACTCCAAGGCGAGAAGGCATGCGGTGGATGCGTATATTCCCGGCCTGGTGCCAAGGGAGCTTTTTGCGGCCAAGGCAAGGAATACGGGAAGCGTTGTTCGATGTTCAAAGAGAAGGGGAAGAGGAAATGAATCTCCATACCAAGCGCAGTCATTGTGTCACCTTCAAGGGCGGCCCATATGATGGAAAGCAGCGAATGCTTGAAGGTTGCCGCCTGACTCTTTTTGAGCCGGTAATCCGTCAGATGTACGGTGAGAACCGACCGATAGAAACAGTTCCGCTGGGCCATTATGATGCGGCCATGGACGGATATGCATATTGGGTTCCTGCATGAACAAGTTCGCTAAGAAGGGAGGTAAAAGTGATAGACAAAATTGACATGAAAGTTGCAATTGAAAAGATGCGCAACCAGTTGATGGCATCAATCGAAAATGCCCTGATTTCGGGAATAGCTGTCCCATATGATCCCGCTTCTGGGCGCGTTGACCTTGTTGAAAACACCATTACCTTCGATCTCGGAAAAGAGCGGCCAACACTTGATGGGTTGGATTCTCGCGATCTTGAGCTTGTGCGTCAATGGTTTGATGCTGTTCAAGACGTGAATCCTGAGTACCTTGAGGCCGAGGACTTTGCCTTAGCGAAGAAGGTCTACGGGCGGCTGAATCTTCGCGTTCCTCGGTCTGTGATCGAAGGCTTGACCAAGAATAAAAAGCCCCGATAGTCGGGGCAAATTCACTAAGCTGGCGGGCGGCGTGAGAAGTGGTGCTTTCTGTGTTTCGCGTATTTTATCCGAAACGCATATTGGGGGAAAGCATGAACGACAAAGAATTGCATCAATACTGTCTAGAGTGGGTCGAATGGTGCCGCACGCGCAAATATTATGCGCCACCGGTTAAGCGCAACATACTTGATCGCATGCGTAACCCGGGAGGCGGAATAGAGCCGAGCGGCCGGAATGACCCGGATATGCAGTTCTTCAATATGGCGATCCATACCCTGGCCGATATGGAAGAGCACAAGGAGCAGTTCGCTTGCTTCCACTTCTGCTACATCGAGGGGCGCCGCGGCGTGAAGCGCGAGGCCGAGCGGTTGAAGATATCGCGCCGCACCTATTACAACTATGTCGGCCAGTTTGCGCGCCGGGCGATTTCGATGTCGCGGAGCCTGAAAACGGTCCAGGTGGCCATGTTGGAGGGCGTGGATCGATCGGCGCCTGCGATCGATTAAGAGAGCGCCGACATGCCCGTAAAAGTGTGCAAAATAATTGCGCATCATAGTTGTGGAAATGCTTGCACACTTCGCTTAAAATTTGGGCTAATTTGGATAGGCTAAAAAACTGACTCTAAATTTTCAGAAGGGTTTTTGCTTTGGAGATCTCCATGCAAACCGCTCCGCGCTTCACTCTGCCATACACGAAGCAGGACGAGCGGCGCGCCCTGGCCGAGATCCGGGAGCGGCGTAACGCCTCGCCGCGGCATGATCCGGCGTGGTTCGCCAGCTTCTGGCTCAGGTTGAGCCAGTAAGCATGCTTTTTTTGCAAATTAAGCATTCTTTTCTGATTTTTCCCGCAATGCCTGCAAACCGGCTGCAAACCGCTTAATAGCGGCATGGTCGCGTTTGTCGGCATAGAGGTTGAGTTGGGCCAGCCCAAGCGCCTCGCGCCGCTCTCGCAGCGCTTTGACGCGATCGGATGAGGTTTTGCCGTTCATGGCTGCACCGTCAGCAACAGGGCGCGGATGTCCGCCTCGAACTGGATCAGGCCGGGATTGCCAGAAAAAGCGGTTCCCTCGACCAACAACGAGTATCGAGCGTGCGGCATTTTGTGCTCACGGTAGTTCAAACCGCCATGACCTGCGCTATAGACCACAGTTCCCTCACGTCGCTGAGTGACAAACAAGCCGATAGAGCGGTCGGCCAGTTTGACCGGCTCGTTATCAAGGTTGATGCCGTTGTTAGTGCAGATTTGAATGGACATGATTAAGCTGCCTCGATGTCGTAAATGGTGCGGCCACTCTTGCCAGCGCGGGAAGTAAGCTTCGGCAACGAGTCGAAATCAACAACCGATTCGCCGTGGCGCGCAATGTCGCGGCGCAGATTCTCAAAAGCGACACCTGCGGTGTGAGTTGATGAATCGGTGAAGAAACAACGGAACTCGCCGTTGTGTTCGATGGCAACAATATGTTGATTGCGCGAATCTTGAACTTGTTTGATTTTCATTTGTTTTCTCCAAGGAATTAAACGAGGGCCAAAACTTCTTCAAATTTCTTGACGCGGGAGCCGGCAGCTTCGTTGATGGCTTCCTCGGCGCGATTGAGCAGATCATCCTTGCGCGTGTAGACGCCTTCAGGAATCTGAACGCGGATGTCGTATTGGAACGAGAATTCGTCGGAAGGCCGAGCGAAGGCGTAGACTTTTGCCGAAGATTGACCAGCCAAGCCAGTGATGTAGACGCGGACTTCGCCAGTACCAGGGTGAGTCCAAGATTTGAATGTTGCCATGATGTTTGCTCCGTTTGGAACGCCTGGAACCGCCAGGACTCGGTTTGTGCTGCTGATGACTGAAGTATAGATGTTTCTAGAAACATGTCAAGAACTATTTTCACGAGCATCCCCACACACCGGTACGATATCTGCGAAGCCCGGGCCCAAATCGAAGCCGGCCGCACGATCTATCGCAAGCGGAAGGAGATCATGGAGCGCGTGGATACCGATTGCTGGCCTGGCTTCATCCTGCAGGGAACCGGCAAGTTCGAGATGATCGAGGTAACGCGCACGGAGTTTTACGCATGAAGCCCAACGACACCGTCGATAAAGCCATTGAGCGACTGGCCAACGCATTCTGCAAGATCGGCCAGGGCGCAGCGCACAAGAAACTCTACGTCGAGGCCATGCAGTCTGTGGCGCGCATGCAGCGCAGCGAGACCTTGCTGGAAATCACCACTGACATGAATCATGCCAAGGTGGCGATGGTCTACGGACCTACGAAATAAGCATCAAAACTCATGCGGATTGCGGCCGGGAGCTCTCGGCCTGAGCCTAGCTAGCGCAGTCCGCAGGAGTTTTGAGTATCCTTCCATCCTCCTGATGGGATTTGCCCGGCGCCCACAACGCGGCGTCGGGATTTTTCTCCATGAAGTGAGCCTGTCGATACCAAAGCCTTGATTGGCAAAGAGCGGCGAATACCCGCGCGCCGGCGGGCTCACTTGATGGTGAACGATTTGGCGGAATTGGTAGACGCTGAAAGTCGCAAGGCAAAGCTGGACGGGTAACCGGAGGACCAGCGTATTGCAGAGTTCGAATCCTGCACTCGATCACCATCAACCTTTCAAGACATCGCTATGGCAACCAAGACCATGCGGGTTTCTCCCGCTGATCAGGCTCCGCTAATCATAGCGGACTGGCGCACAGGCGCATTCACACAGCGCGACTTGGCGTCGAAGTATCGTGTGAGTGTTGGCTTTGTCAACAAAACGACAAAGGATGTTGCGAAAGACACGGCCGACACCGTGAACAAATTAGTTCAAGCAAAACAAGAACTTAGCGAACTTGATGAACATTCCGTGAACAGTGTTCATGCGGTTGTCGATGAGCGAACGAAACACATTCAATTCTTCACCAACGCCGCAGTCAAGAACGTCTCCGCAGCGGTCAGGAAAATTACCGAAGCGACTACCCAAGTTGAGCACCGCATGTTGGCAGAAACCATCTTAAAGGGTCGCGAAACGGTTTTGGGAAAGACGCCAGACACCGCAATCCAGATCAACAACAATGCCCAGCCAGAGCAACGCCGTACTCTTGCCGACTTCTACGCAAGAGGCGACGCTCAATCCAGCGCTTCGTGAATTCTGGCTGAAGCCGGCGCGCAACCGAGTTCTGTACGGTGGTCGCATGAGCTCAAAGTCTTGGGATGCGGCGGGAGTGGCGGTGGCCATTGCCATGGAATGCTCGACGCGCATTATGGCGACGCGGCAGTTTCAAAACCGCATTGACGACTCTGTCTACACCTTGTTGAAAATGCAGATTGAGCGGTTCGGTCTGAAAAGCAGATTTGCGATCTATCAGAATCGCATTGAGTGCCCAGAAACAGGCACCGACTTCCTGTTTTATGGGCGCGCTCGGAATATCGAAGAAATTAAAGGCACCACTGCCGTAGGAATTCATTGGGCGGAAGAATGTGAGTTGATGACGCCGGAAGAGTGGCGTGTCATTGATCCGACGTTGCGCGACGATGAATCACAGCATTGGTTGATCTTCAACCCGAAGTTGATCTCAGACTTTGTGTACAAGCGGTTCGTTATGAATCCGCCGGCCAGGACGATCGTTCGCAAGATAAATTACAACGAGAACCCGTTTCTGTCAAAAACGGCCTTGGATTTGATCGCATCCGCAAAAGCGGAGGATTACGACGAATACCTTCATGTTTATGAAGGTGAGCCGCTTCTCAACGATGATAATGCGATCATCAAGCGCTCGTGGATTCTGGCGGCGATAGACGCTCACAAGCGACTAGGCTTCGAGGCTAGCGGCCGCAAGCGCATTGGCTTCGACATTGCAGATAGCGGCGCTGACAAGTGCGCAAACGCCTATGCCCACGGTTCCGTGGTGCTTTGGACTGACCTCTGGAAGGCCGGCGAAGATGAGCTGCTGAAGTCGTGCTCACGCACATGGAGCGCAGCTCGCGAGCGACAGGCCGACGTGGTCTACGACTCGATCGGCGTCGGCGCCAGCGCAGGGGCAAAGTTTGGTGAGATCAACGATACGATGATTGATGGCCGCATCAAGTACACGAAGTTCAACGCCGGCGGCGCCGTGTATCAGCCGGAATCGTTTTATACGCCACAGACGAAGAACAAAGACCATTTCGCCAACATCAAAGCGCAGGCCTGGTGGTTGCTGGCAGATCGGTTCCGCAATACCTACAACGCAATCCACCGCGGCGACAAATTCGACGAGGACGAGCTGATCAGCTTGTCCGGTAGTTTGCCGTTCCTAAACCAGATCATCGACGAGCTCTCCACGCCCAAGCGTGACTTTGACAACAATGGGAAAGTGAAAGTGGAAAGCAAGAAGGATCTGGAAAAGCGCGATGTGCCTTCGCCGAACTTGGCCGATGCTGTTGTGATGGCGTTCGCGCCTGGACACATGCCAATGGAGATATCTGGCGATGCTATTCAGGAGTTGGCACGCATGGGGCGCACGCGATGAACCAAAAGCAAAGGGCCAGAAACCGCCTAAATGCGGTCGCGCTGTTCGCCTGCGCACAGGCGAAGAAGCATGCATGTGAAGCTCTACTATTCCCGGCGATTTTCAACCCATTGGCCAATCTTCAGCGCTTCCACCATATGAAAATGTGGCAGCGCAAAGGTGTGGCGCATCGCATCGTTGACATTAAATGAACCGCCGCCAGCGCAAGAAAGCCGAGAGGGTGGCGCAGGCCGTCACGCCTGCTGCTGCTTCCATTCCGCATCCCGCATTTCGGGTAACGGATGAAGCTGTCTCGACCATGCGCGTCAACCCAAAGCGAAAGAAGTCGGTTGAGGAAATCGTTCGCGACAATCTGAGGCCCTACAAGCCCATGAAGGGCGTGCTGCCTGCGGGTCGGCGCATAACGATGGACGGCGCCTTTGATGGCGCTATTCCTTTGGCGCTTGGCGAGAATTTGAACGCCGCCTTTCAGGAAGGCTATGCATTTCCTGGCTTCACGGTCTTGGCCAATTGGGCCCAGATCACCGAGTTCCGCAAGCCGGCCGAAATCTATGCGCGCGAGATGACGCGCAAATGGATCAAGATTCAGGCAACGGGCGAAGAAGACAAGGCCGACAAGATCAAGGTCATTGAGGCCGAACTCAAACGCCTGAATACGCAGGCCAAGTTTCGGCAGGCGATCGAGCAAGATGGCCTGTTCGGCCGCAGCCAGATTTTCATCGACTTCGGTGACGACTTCAATAAGGACTCCGGCGAACTAAAGACCGAACTGGTGGAGAAGACCGAGAAGATCGGCAAGCGTCAGATCGAGCGTTTGACTGTGATTGAGCCAATCTGGTCCTACCCGAACCTGTACAACGCCGACAATCCGCTCGACCCGACGTTCTACAAGCCCACGAGTTGGTTTGTCATGGGCAAGGAAATACATAGCAGCCGGCTGTTGACGATCATCACGCGCGACATCCCGGACATCCTGAAGCCAGCCTACGCGTTCTCTGGCTTGAGTTTGTTGCAGATGATGAAGCCTTATGTGGACAATTGGCTGCGCACGCGGCAGTCGGTTTCCGATCTGATCCACAGCTTCACGGTGTGGGTGTTGAAGACGGACATGTCCACGATTCTGCAGGGCGGCAGCGCACAGAATCTGTTCAATCGCTTGATGGTGTTCAATCAAACGCGCGACAACCACGGTGCGATGGCGATCGACAAGAGCGCCGAGGAATTCGAGAACGTCAGTACGAATTTGGGATCACTCGACAAACTCCAAGCGCAGAGTCAGGAACAGATGTGCGCGCCGACGGGGATTCCGCTGGTCTACTTGACCGGCATCACGCCTGCGGGCCTGAACGCATCGAGCCAAGACGAGATTGAAGTGTTTCAAGACACTTGCATGGCGAATCAAGAACTGTACACGCCTCCGCTCTCGAAGGTCATCAACCTGATCCAGCTTTCGAAATTTGGCGAAATCGATCCTGAAATTGGTTTCAAGTGGGAGCCGTTGAAGATGATCGACCGCGAGCAGGAGGCCAGGATCAAGAAGGCTCAGGCCGAAGAGGATCAGATTCGTATCGATTCGGGGATTCTCTCAGCGGAAGAGGTGCGCACCCGCATCGCCGGCGAGGAAGACAGCCCGTATTCGGGGATTGACGTAGATGACGTACCGGCGCCGCCGGAGCAAGAACCCGGCAGCGAGATGGACGTGAAAGATATCGCTGACCAAAGCAGCGACACCTGACTAGGAAACCAAAGTGCCATTTTTCGACCTTTTGACGACAGCCCAAATCGCCGCGCTCACGACCGCCCAAATGACGGGCCTGAGCACGGCCGATATGCAGAGCCTGACGACGGCTCAGGCAGCCTATTTGGGTACGGCCGAGGTTGCTGCGCTGTCTTCGACGCAGATGGCGGCGATCACGCCGCCGGCCTTGTCTCAGTTCACGACTGCACAAATCGTTGCGATTTCGCCGGCATCGGATATCGCTGCCCTTACAACTGCGCAGGTGGCCGCGCTCACTACGGCTCAGGCTCAAGCATTGACGACGGCACAGATTGCCGCCATCACGCCGCTGCAAACGCCGGCGATTACGACGGTTGATATCGCCGCACTGTCGACCGCACAGGTCCAAGCCATTGTGACGGCAGACGTTGCTGCTCTGGTGACCGCCCAAGTCGGCGCATTGACGACAGCCGAGGCCGTAGCGCTGACCACATCGCAGGTCAATACGATCAGTTCCAGCCAGATCGCGGCGATCACTACGGCTGACATTCAGGCCTTGAGCACGGCTCAGGTCGACACTATCGCTTCGGCATCGATTCCTGGCCTGCAATCGGCCCAACTTCAGACGCTTTCCACAGCAGACATCGCTGCGCTGACAACTGCCCAGGTATCGTCGATTGCAGCATCTCAGATCGGCAGCTTGTCGACCGCGCAGTTAGCCGCACTGAATACCTCACAAATTGTCGCGCTGCAACCGGCCACGGTAGCCGGCATGACAACGGCGCAAATTGTGTCGCTGAGCACCGCCGACATTCAAGCGCTCACGACCAAACAAATCAACGCCTTCTGGTATTCGCAATCACCGGCCCTGACCACGGCGCAGGTTACGGCGCTGTCGACCGCGCAAACTGCTGCGCTTGACATGGGCGCGCTCGCCGCATTGCCAACAGCCGATATTGCTGCGCTCAGCACCACGCAGGTCGCAAACCTTACGACGAGCCAAGTTGCCTATGGTTTGACGCCGGTTCAGGTGGCCGCACTTTCCACGGCGCAAACGCATGCGCTGACTACATCGCAAGTGCAAAGCCTCACGCCGGCGGCCGTCATGGGATTGACAACGGCCCAGATCGTTGCGTTGAGTACGGCACAAATCCAGGCTTTCACAACGTCCCAGATCAACCAAGGCCACACGACAGCGGATATCCAGGCACTTACGACGTCGCAACTGGCGGCCGTGACTACGGCGCAGATACAGGGCGTAAATTCGGCTCAGCTGCAGGCTTTGACCACGGCGCAACTGGCATCGCTGTCCACTTCGCAGCTCGCAAGCATCCCTGCGCCAGGAATCTCAGTTCTATCTACTGCTCAACTGGTTGCGCTGACGACAGCCCAGGCGGCTGCCATGACGGCCGCACAAATTTCTGCGCTCAACAGCGTGGCGGCAATTCCCTCGCCGCCGCCCGTATTTGTCAGTGAAAACGCTCCGATCTATATCCAACCACCGACCCCGTTCCCCACCGCGATTCTGGCTGGAACTACATGGTCATCTGGCGTTTTTTCGACCTCGGTTTTCAATCGGCGCTCGGGTGCTATTCAAGGCTACAACAATGTTTTGGCATCGGTTTCTGGATCGCAGTCGCTGACAGTGCAGGTTCAATACTACGCAGACGCCGCCGGTACGCAGATGGTCGGCGTGCCCTCTACCTATGTGCAGGTCACAGCCCAAAACGCGACTGCCACAACCTGCATCGTGACTGGTGCATCCATCCAACTGCAGAACGTATGAAAATGCACAATACATTGAAATTGTTCGCTGCAACCATCGCCCTGATTGCCGCTGCGCTGGCGTTTGCTGGTCCCGGTGATTTTGGAGGATGGACCTACGGTAACAATGGTCAAATCACGGGCGTCGTGAGCAATCGTGGAATCGTCACGCCGATTCCTCCATACCTTACCAGCGGCACCATCGCCAATGCGCTTTGCTCGGATGCCAATGGCAACATCATTCCGAATGCTGGCGCCAATTGCTACGGCGGTGGAGGCGGTGGAAGTGGGACGGTTACATCCCTGTCGGTGGTATCGGCAAATGGCTTGGCCGGATCCGTATCGAACCCGACAACAACGCCGGCAATCACGTTGGGCACGACCCTCACCGGCATCATCAAGGGCAATGGCACCTCGTTCCTTTCCGCCACTGCAGGAACCGACTATGTCGCCCCTGGCGGTGCGCTCGGCACACCTTCGAGTGCCACGCTTACAAATGCTACTGGATTGCCAATTACCGGTTTGACTGGCTTGGGTACCGGTGCCGGAACGGCATTGGGCAACAACGTGTCGGGCAGTGGTTCAATTTGCCTGACAACATCTTGTGCGCTAACAACCCCGAACTTGGGAACTCCCTCGGCCGCTGTTTTGACAAACGCGACGGGAACGGCAGCAGGGCTGACCGCCGGTAACGTCACAACCAATGCGAATTTGACGGGACCAATCACCAGCGTCGGCAATACGACGTCGGTTGGAGCGCAAACGGGTACCGGCTCAACTTTCGTGATGCAGACAAGCCCTAGCATCACTTCGCCGACGATTACTGGCGGCAGTCACACTGGCGGTACACTCTCCGGCACATCGACTACGTTCGACCAATACCTATATTCCTCCGCCGTGCCAATCGGTATTCCGTCAAGCGGAAGCATCGGCAACAATGGTGCGCTAACTGGCGTTACCGCATTCCAGACCACCTATAGCAACGGGATTTATCTCTATTTTCCGGCTAATGCGATTTCGTCAGGTTCGGCTGCTGGCTTGTATTGGACGGTCATGTCCAGCACGACCGCTGGCACTATTTACAACAATACTTACACGGGCGGCATCCCGGCCGTTGTGGGCAGCCCAACGGCATTTGTTACAACCGGCCCAGGCGCATACACGCAGACCATTACCGCCAACATCACCTTGGCATCCGTCTCCCTCGTAGCTGGCACAATGGGGATCAACAGCCGCATCCGCTCAACAGCGGCATTTTCCTGCACAAACAACGCCAATTCCAAAAGCGGAAGCACGCTGCTAGCTTCAACCGCAGTGGGGGGGACCATTCCCTACGCCAGCAGCGCCGGCGGTGGCACGATACGTGAAATCCAGAATCGCGGTTCGCTGACTTCAAACTTCACCATTATCAGCAACGCATTGTCCTCGAACAATTCCGGCACGCCGACCTATACCTCGGTCAATACGGGAAACACACAAACGCTTTCCATTGTCGCGCAGATTTCCACGGCCACCGATTACATGGTGCTTGAAAACGGCTTGCTTGAGCTGTTCTATTGATTGCCTGACATGACGACATCCTGGACGGCCTCGAATAGCCGAAATACTGCGAATATCACGTCTGGAACGATTGGCGGCGCGCCTGTAGCAACGCTGTTGGGAGGTATCGATCCACGCAACCCATTCTATGGTGCCAAGGTAGACGGGCAAGCTGTTTACGACGCGGTCATCGCATTGGTATCCGGCACTACCTATTCGGTAAGTTCTGCAACGGCTAATTTTTCGGCGAACGACGTCAGCAAGGTATTCGGCTCCATTGCAAAGAGCTCGGGCCAGCAATATGGCTACCATGGCACGGTGTCGCAATTCGTGTCGACCGGGCAGATCTATATCACTTGCGCCAACAGCGGCGTGGTTTCATCGGCATCGATCTTTGTTTGGGGAACCGATGACAGCGCCGCGCTGAACGCTGCGATTACTGCAGCGGCCGCTTCCGTTCCGCAATCTCCAGTCATTATTCCGCTGGGAATCATGACCCTGGCGCCGGCTGCTCCGATCACATTTCCCAACGGAGTGACGCCTGTCGGAATCCAGAATACGACCGTGATCGACCCTATCGCCAACATGAGCTATGGCGGTTCGTGTATGGTGCTTTGCAGTTACCTCGGCGGTTCGCCGTTCGTCGAGTTGGGTACCGTTGCGAATCCGCATTATGTGGGCTCGAACATTCGCAATGTTACGGTTGATGCCATGGGCCAGGCGGCCAGCGCTGTCTATGATAACCAGGTGGAAGCCGAGCACACGCTCTGCACGTTCCTGCATGGCACGGGCACGACGCTGAACACCAATCAAGGCGCAGTGGTAGAGCAGTGCCGTATCACTGGCACGGACCAGCAGGCCACGCTGAGCATGACCGGCGATTGCCGCGTGCAGAATAATTACGTTCACGGCGCCGGCGCGAACTATCCGTGCATCGTCATGTCCGGTACCGATATGACACTGGTCAACAACCACATGTGGCGGGATAGCGATACGAACCCGCTGGGCGACGGCATTCTCTTGAATTTGAACGATGGCGGCAACGTTGACGGTGCCATCACGATCGGTGGCGCAAACAAGTTTGACTCGATCAATGGCTCGCCGGTCAACATCACGATAACGAACAATACGACGGTACGCGTGATCAACATCGTGGCGAATCATGCGTTCGCCAATGATGCCACGCAGAATTACCCTTCTGCCGTTTGTTCGACAGCGAATATCGCGATTGCGAACAGCTCGAGCCAGATCGCTGTTGCCGCAATATCGTCTGGACTTGTTCAGGGCTCGAACGGAACCGCAACGAGCAACTCGAGCGGGACCATCTATATTGGTCAGGTAGTCAGCGGCACCAATATACCGGCCAACACGCGAATCATCGCGCAAGTATCTGGGACGCCAGGCGGTGCGGGAACATACACGATGAGCGCCAACGCTACGGGCACATCAAGCGGCACCTACAACTTCATCGGTAATCCGTTCGTGATCCTCAACATTGCCGCCGGCTCGACGTTGCGCATGCTGCGGATTTCGGACAACACCGGCATGGGCTCTCTTTCCACAGCAACGAAATCGCCTTGGGCGAATCTCGTGGATGGAACGAACGTCAAGGGTACTTTGTTGGCCATGGACGTGAGCGGGAATGACTTCGACGATATGGGCGCTGGCTACGGTTCTTCTGGTACCGGAACAAGTTTGCTTGCATCAACGACGCCATCGGGGCGCAATGTATTGATCGTCAACTCGGCTTCGACTGCGCCAGTCGCATTCTGAAATGCAGAAGACTCTCCGTCCCGTGCGGCCGAATGCCGGGATCGAGGCGGCATATCGAAAGAAGTTGGATTCGCTGATCGACCAGATGCAGCGCTCAATCGTGTGGTGGGTAACGTCGGCTTACAAGGCCAACAAGCCCGAGATGGCCGCTGACGCCGCCGAGGACGATCCGCGCTCCAAGTGGGAGCAAAGCAACACACCAGCGCAGCAATCAATCGCCACCGAGTTGTCAACGGCGATTCGTAAGTCAGGCAGCCCAGCCAAGGTGCTGGATCGTGTCATGGGTAAGCTATCGAAGCACTGGCAAGCGAAGTTCGACCAAGCAGCCCCGGACCTTGCCAAATATTTCGCCACCAAGGCCAAGGATCGCACCGACGCCATACTTAAGGCCGCTTTGAAGAAGAGCGGCTTTGCGGTCGAGTTCAAAATGACCGCGAGCATGAACGATGTCATGCAGGCGACGATTGCCGAGAACGTGCAGTTGATCAGCAACTTGGCCGAGCAGCATATCGCCGAAGTGCAGGGCGCGGTGATGCGCAGCGTGGCGGCCGGGCGCGACATCACAGGCTTGGCCAACGATCTGCAGAAGCGACTCGGCATCACGAAGCGCCGCGCCACGCTGATTGCGCGCGATCAGAACAACAAGATGAACTCAAACATCAACCGCGTGCGGCAGATGGACATGGGCATCAAGACCGCGATCTGGATTCATAGTGCCGGCGGCAAAGAGCCGCGGCATGATCACGTCGAGGCGAACGGCAAAGAATACGATATCGCCACCGGGGAGTTTCTCGACGGCTTTAAGTTGAAGGATGGGTCCGGAATATTTCCGGGGCAGTTGATCAATTGCCGGTGCGTATCTAAAGCAGTGATTCCCGGATTAAAGCGGGCGTGAAACAGGATTGCCAGGATTGCGGAAGTATGTACTTTACAAACCCATGATTTTTGCCTATCCTGATCCCATATCAGGAGCGAAAACATCATGGCCGAAGCAATCCTCAATCAACCGCAATTCCAAGATGCCGAAAAGGCCCGCGAATATCTGGAAGCAATCCGCTGGCCGGATGGCCGCGTTTGCCCGCATTGCGGCGTTGTGGGCGAGCATTACAAGCTTGAAGGTAAAGCTACTCGCCCTGGCGTGTACAAGTGCTCGGATTGCCGCGAGCAGTTCACGGTCACGGTTGGCACCCTGTTTGAAGACAGCAAGGTAGGCTTGGACAAGTGGTTGACTGCCTGCTACCTGATGTCGTGCAGCAAGAAGGGAATCAGCAGCAAGCAGCTCGAACGCATGCTTGGTGTCAGCTACAAAACCGCTTGGTTTATGTCGCACCGTATCCGCGAAGCCATGGACAACGGCGGCGGCATTTTGGGCGGCAGTGGAACCCCTGTGGAGGTTGACGAAACCTATTGGGGCAACAACGGCAAGCAAGCCAAAGGCGCTCGCGGCGGCGATCACAAGATGAAAGTCGTTTCGCTGGTTGAGCGCGACGGCCAAAAGCGCTCGTTCCACGTTACGAACGTGAATGCCAACACCCTGCGCCCGATCATGAAGAAGCACATCCATGAGGATTCGCGCCTTATGACTGACGAAGCCAAGGTCTACAACAAGATCGGCGTCGAGTTCGGCCAGCACCAATCGGTGAACCACAGCGCCAAGGAATATGCCCGTGGCGATGTGACCACCAACACGGTTGAATCGAGCTTTGCTATCCTGAAGCGTGGCTTGTACGGTACGTTCCACAGCGTCAGCGAAAAGCACTTGCAGCGCTATGCCAACGAGTTTGACTTCCGTTGGAACAACCGTGCTAAGCTTGGCGTGACTGATTTGCAACGCACAATTAACGTGCTGAGTGGGATTGGCGGTAAGCGCCTGATGTATCGGCACTCATTACCGGCAATGGAAAAGGTCAATTGAATAAAAGTGGAAAAAGATCGAAATAAGATAACTGTACAAGTTGAGGGGACCGCCGAGGATGGTGGGGATCTCTCTTTGTCCAATTTCATCGATCAATTGCAAAATATCCGCGCCCTTCTTGCCGAGGCGGACAGAATAGTAACTGGAGAACAGCAATCTACTGTGTTCAGGGTTACGAATCTATCCCATAGCAGCCCATCTGCCATTGAGCTTACGGGTTATCCGAAGGTATCCGACAAGGACTTTACGAATCAGGTAGTTGAATATGTAACTGGTTCGCTTGATAGCCTGGTTACGCTAAAACAGTTTCCAAAAGACGCATCTCAGAAATTCATAAGGAGCGTAAAAAAACTGTTTGATGGGGTCGGAAAGCGCATTGACTCTATAAAGGTTTTCGGGCCGAGCGCAGATTTACCGATCATAATAACCAGCGATGTTGTTGAGCAGTTGGAAGTTTCTGTTCTTCGACAAGTTCGTTCGTTCGGTTCGGTAAAGGGCGTAATGCAGGCATATAACAGCCACACCAAGACTAGATACTTTAATCTTTACCCTCCAATACCTGGGGTTGAGATAAAGTGCATTTTCTCTAAGGAGCTTGTACGAAAGGCTTCTGATGCGGTCGAAAGAAACGTCACTGTGAGCGGGACACTGATATACACGGTCGGAAATGTTTTTCCTGATGAAGTCATAGTCAACGATATAGAAGTTCATAAAAACGATAACGAATTGCCGACGCTGGAAAGTTTCTCCGGGTCGGCAACGGATGCCACTGGAAGCCTATCTACCGAAGACTTCATAAGGCAAACGCGAAATGAGTGGCACTAGAGACGCCATCTATTGGGATACCTGTATATTCTTTGCCTTGCTCAAGAAAGAGGAGCATAGGCAAGGAGAATTCGACTCGATCCTAAAAAGTGCATTAGCCTTCGATGCCGGAAGCTTAATCATAGTAACTTCGGCGATAACAATCACAGAATTGATGGCGGGGAAAATAGATCAGGCCCAAAAGGATAGGTTTCGCCAAATGGCGAATAGATCAAACTTCATGTTTGTTGATGCCAACGACGCGGTATGTAGTATGGCCTCCGAAATTCGCGAATATTACTTCGCAAATCGAATTGATGACCTGTATCCAACAACGCCAGATTCTATCCACGTCGCGTCTGCAATCCTGTCGCAGGCATCCGCGCTAATCACTTTTGATGATAATAACAAGCCAAAATCAAAAGAACTGGCGATGAGCAAGATGGTCATTGCCGGGAAAATAGCCGAAAAATATCCATTGAAAATATGCCGCCCAGAGGTTGGCGAAACTCAGCCAAGCCTACCGCTTGATGCCCCAAATCAAATTGAACAGGAGGGGGACAATGGATACGACGAATAAAGAAAAGGAAGACAGTAAGAAATTGGACGACTTGCTTCGCAAGATGCTATCCACGCCACCCAAGCCGCACAAGAAACCCGCCACCGAACAGAAAAAGAAAACCGCCAAATAGGCGGTTTTTTATGAGGATTTACAATGCATTCCGAACCGAATTTATTATCCCCTGCTTGTGATGAACATTCAGCTCTGGCTGGAAATGGGCGATCAGCTTCACCTCCCAGTCATCCCTTTGCTGCTGCAATGCAACCGGCGCCAGGAGCAAGAATTGAGCCCCTTTACCAATCGCCGGACCACGTTGTTCGTGCTGTCCTGGGCGATCTTTCAGATTATCAGATTGCCCAATATAGACTGGTATGTAGGAATTCTGCGATGTCTGCCCGTTCCAAGTGTGGGTACAAAACATATACAAACCAGCCTCTTCAGGAAGATTCGGCTCTTGAACTGAATAGATAAAGAAATCCAGCCGTTCGCCACTTGGAAGGCTGATTGCAATTGCATTTGACATTTGATCCCCTTAAAACAAACCGGTACTCCCCCGCGCCGATTTTACCATGGGTTTGTAAAGTACATACTTCCGCAGGATTGGAATGCGTAGCCAGGAGAATGGCCTATTCCAGTCTCGCCACTGCCGACGCAAAACCAAATCCTACGGTGATACGGCGCAGAGGATCGTTCGCCATTTAGATAATCTTGTACGAGGCGAATTTGTGAAGTCAGGCATGGCTTGATTTGCATGGGAGAACCTCAGTGAGATTTAGTGCGCATGCACATCGATTCGGAATCTTGCCAAGTAATTGAGGTGATCAAATACGGTGTCGGCGCTCCATCGGTAGATATGGGCTTGACGATTTCCATATTCACGGCATAAGGGCCAGAAACGCCGCGAATGCGGATCGTTTTTGGAAGCAATTTCTCGATAAGTTCGCCATGCTGCGATGTCATGTCGTCGTCTTGGATGTCGATGATGATTTTCATGGCTACCTCACGAGGAAGTTGATGATGCGGCGGATGATGGATGGCGGCTTGATGACGGGAGCGTTCCAGGCTGGGGCAGAAATCAAGCGCATCAAATTAGGTGCGCCGACGACTATCTTTCCAATCGGGTCATCTTCGGTAAATTCTAGGCTAACCGGGAATCTTGAAATCTGACCCAAATGGGCATGGGCAATTTTCCCATCCTCACCAAGTATGAAAAACATTTCCGGAAATCTTTCTTCGGAGATTTTCAGATAGTTGAAAACGACGCCTACGCCTCGATGCATTTCTGCTTGTTCGATGGTGAGGCCAACGAATTTCAATTCGAATTCTGTCATTGCTGTTTCTCCACCTTCTTAAGATAAGCCTCAACCGCCCGCCGGATATGCTCGGCGACGGAATAGCCTGTGCTGTCGGAAAGTGACCGCAGGCGGTCAAGTAGTTGCTGAGGCAGGAAGATTTGGAAACGGATCATAGTAATTTCGAAAGAACCCATGCATACGGGAAGAACCAGAAGATGAAGCATGGAAGTGTAACGAAGAGGGTGTGCCTTACCAGTCCCGGAAATGGAATATTCCTGGAAATACAAAAAAGATGAATGCTGCTCATAGATACGCATGAACCGATTATCCAGGCACACGTTAATTGAACGATGGCGCAATAAAGCTGAAATTTTTCATGAGACATAGCGCACTCCTCTGAAATGTTTATGCATACATTATACACACAATGAACTCACATTCAATCACCGTAAGCATCAAGCAGCGCAAGTTCTTTCGCGCCGCGATGCGCGTAATTGTTATGCTGAATTTCTTGGGCCTTATCTCGTCTGAGCGCGCAGGGAAATTCATCGCCGATCATTGCGTGAAATTCGAGGTGAAATGAAATGCCCATGCCGCCGCTGAAAATGAAGTGCGTGCCACATCGCATGTGGGGATGCAAGCGATGCTTTTCGCCGCCACCTCCGCCACCTGGTCCGCCCACTCGGAAGGTGTATGAAAAATTTCCGATCGAGATCGGCAGTTCTGATATGTGGACTGGATTTTTCGCTGGGTGTGCATTTGGAATGTTGTTTGTCGTGATTTTGATCAATCTGAAAACGTTATGGTAGTAGCAAACGAAAAACAAAAGCGCGACACGCTGACATTCGACCTGAAAAGCGCGCGCTACTACGACGCCGATGGTCGGCTGCACGTCACGCTGTCGAACATCAGCAAGGCCAACGTCTGCCCGTACTACGGGCATGAGATTCCAGACCCGGATGGGAAGCTTGGGCTAGACCCGGAAAAGGTCTATCAGCTATACCGCGATCCGGAAGAACTGGAAAAAGGCGCGCCGACCAGCAACGGCATTCAACTGATGTCGATCCACATTGCGGTATCCGCCGATGAGCCGCAGAAGGAAGTCGTCGCAGGAACAACCGGAACCGATGCGGTATTCAACGCACCTTATCTCCAAAACAGCTTGGTGATATGGGATGCCGAAGACATCAAGAACATCGAGGACAACTCGGTTCGTGAATTGTCCTGCGGGTATCGCTATACCCCGGATATGACGCCGGGAGGCGTCGATGGCATCGCCTACGACGGCGTAATGCGCGAAATCATTTTCAATCACGTGGCCCTTGTCAAAGAGGGCCGCGCAGGCAGCGATGTGTTGGTAGCAGATAGTTCAATTTTTTCAAAGGAGCAAGTGATGTCAAAGTCTAAGTTGTCGCCTACCGCGACATTGGTACAGGGGGCTCTGATGGCTTGCCTCCAACCGAAACTGGCCAAGGATCAAAAGATCGACCTGAAGCCATTGGTGCAAGAAATCAGCAAGGCCAATTGGGCGGCCAAGAAGCCCGCCTTGATCGACAGCCTGAAAACTGCCGGTAAGGGCAAGTTGGCGAAGGATGCCGAGATGGCCGACGTCGTCAAGATGATCGACGCCCTGAACGGCGAAGACATGCCGGACGATGATCTTGGCCAGGACGACGATCCGGCCGAGGCCGACACCACTATGGATGCCGACGCGATGCTTGAGAAGATCATCAGCGCGATCAAGACCTGCTTCGCCGCCAAGTCCGGCGCCGAAGACGAACCGCCGAAGACCGAAGGCGGCGCAAACAACGATCCGAAAAATGGCAAGGACAAGGACAAAGTCCCGGCCGAAGATGAGGAAGAAAAGGTGGACAAGAAAGCTATGGACGCGGCCATCGCCTCCGCAGTGAAGGCAAACGAAAAGGCCACGATTGAGCGCATGAACGCCATCTCCCAGGCGCATGAAGACGTCAAGCCCTATGTCGGCAAGCTGGCCGGCGCGTTCGACAGCGCCGAAGGCGTCTACAAGGCCGCGCTCGACATCAAGAAGATCGATGTCAAGGACGTGCCGGCGAGTGCCGGCGCCTACCGCGCGATCCTGATTGCGCAGCCGAAGCCTGACGACGACAAGAACAAGTCGATTGCCAAGGATGAGGCCATGACGGCCGGTGCCGCCACCCTGATCGGCAAGATCTTCGCCAAGACCTAGTCCACCACCTCAATCCAATTCAAGCCGCCTTCGGGCGGTTTTTTATTTTCAGGAGCAAGAAAATGAGCAATTTCCCTCAAGTGGTTCGCACCCAGGCCGCGCCTGGGGTAATTGGCGACTTCTGCGATGACAACCCGCGCAGCACCATCGATGCCGGCCAAGGCGCATTTGTGGCGGGCCCCAACGGCGTCGCCATCGGTCAATTCGCATGGATCGCCGCCGATGGCGTAACCGTCAATAGCACTGGCGTCGGCGCGCCCGACGGCTTCGTTCGTCGCGACCAGCAATCGATCATCTATCAGTACCTGCAAGAAACCACGATGGTCATCCCGGCCGGCTTCCCGGTCACGTTGTTCAATGCCGGCGGGTTCTTCGTCCTGAACAGCGGCTCGACCACATCCGCACGCGGCAATGTCGCCTATGCGAACAACGCAAACGGCCAGATCACGTTCAACACCGCCGGCAACCCGCCGACCTCGGCCAGCGTTACGGCGCAGCTCTATGCCAACCTCATCACCGATGCGACCCTGGCGGCCAATAGCGCCACGGGCTCGATCTCCAGCACGGTTTTGACCGTGTCCGCAATCGGCGCCGGTTCTGTGCTGGCTGCTGGCCAAACGCTTTCGGGCGGCAATTCAACGGTCGGCTATATCACGCCGAACACGACCATCGTCGGCCAACTGACCGGCACGGCCGGCGGCATCGGTACCTACACGGTCAGCATCAGCCAGAACGTGGCATCGACCGCAATCGGCGTCTCGGGCGGCGGCATGACCGTGACCACGATGGGGACCGGCACCGTAGCAGTTGGCCAGACCGCAACGGCATCGGGCAATCTTGCTGCCGGCACCACGGTAACAGCGGTCGGCACTGGCAACGGCACCAACACCGGCACCTACGCACTGAGTGCGGCGCCGACAGCAGCCGGATCGAGCATTGCTGTGACGCTATCCGGCGGCACTCTTGATGTTACCGCCGTCGCTTCTGGTGTGCTGAACATCAACGACACCGTGACGGGCGGCACCATCGCCGCCGGCACGTATCTCCAATCCTTCGTCGCCGGATCCGGCACGTTGGGCGGCGTCGGAAATTATTTGGTCAACACATCGACCACATCGGCCAGCGGCACTGTCACGGTCGCCGCCGGCACGGCAACGAAATGGGTCGCCTCTTCGGTTGCAGCACCGGGTGAACTCGCAAAGATGACTACCTGGGTCAACGGCTAGTCCATTCACCAAATTCAACTGAAAAGGAAAAATCATGGGAAGCATGACCGAAATCCAATTGGCGCTTGATGCGCTTCCGACGGCTGAACTGGCCGACCAGCAAGCAGTGATGCGCTATGCGGAAAAGCACGAGCGCATCTACATGGGCGAGGACTGCAAGATGTTTGCCCGACCCGAGTGGAAGTTGGATTACCACTTGGCAGAAGATGCGCAACCGCAATTGGTTACCACCCCGAACTCCGGTATCCCAGCGTACCTGACCTATTTCCATGACCCGGAAATCCTGCGAATCATGACGGCAAAGAATCGCGCCGCCGAGATTTTCACAGAACAGGGTCAAGGCGATTGGTTGAGCACCACGCTGATCTACAACATTGTCGAGCCGACGTATGAAGTATCTAGCTACGGCGACTATAACAACAACGGCAATGCCGGCCTGAACATGGCATTCCCGGAGCGTCAGCCGTACCTCTACCAGGTCATCACCAAGTACGGAGACCGCGAAATCGAGCAAGCCGGCCTGGCGCGCATCGGCTGGGTGGCGGAACAAAAGGCGTCGGCGATCGCTGGCCTGAACAAGTTCCAGAACCTGACCTACTTCTTCGGCGTCCAGGGCCTGCAAAATTATGGCTGGCTAAACGACCCGTCGCTGCTGCCGGCGATCTCGCCAGCACCGAAAGCGAACGGCGGCGTGGCATGGATGAATGGCAACATCATCAATGCATCGGCAAATGAAATCTTCGCCGATATCCAGGCACTGGTTGCGCAGTTGATCGCGCAGTCGGACGGCCAGATCGAAATCACCGATGAACTGATTCTGGCTTTGTCGCCTTCGAGCTTGAACGCGATGACCGCCACCAACAGCTTCAACGTCAATGTTTCGGCGCTGCTCAAGCAGAACTATCCGAATCTGACCGTGAAGAGCGCTGTGCAATACGGTACCAAGACCGCGCAAAACAATCAGGGTAATTCGGTCGGAAATATCGTGCAGTTGTACGCACCGAATGCCGGCGGTCAGCGCTCCGGTTATTGCTCTTTCAATCTCAAACTGCGCGCGGGCAAGATCATTCCTGAGTTGTCGGCATGGAAGCAAAAATTCGTGCAGGGTTCGGCGGGCGCTGTAATTCGCCAACCTTTCGCCCTGGCATCGATGGTCGGCGTGTAAACAACATCGTAATCAGCAACCAAGCGCCCGGCTAGTCCGGGCGTTTTCTTTTCCGAATTCACAAGGGGTAAGTCATGAGCAACGAAACACTCAGCATTAAAAAGCCTACACAATCAGTATCTGGATCGACCGTCACGGTCGCATCGAAATTGCCAATGTCGATGATTTTGGCGCTGCATACTCGCGTCACCAAGCATGAGGCAATAGTCGGCGGCGGAAGCCGCGAGTTCGACATTTACGAGAAGCGCTTTGGCGCGCCGGAATTTACCATTTTCGGAAATTCGCATCCGCAGAATCAGGGTCCGAAGGCGCAAATCGTCGGTGGCTATGCCTTGACTCCGGGCATTCCGAAAGATTTCTGGGATGAATGGTGCTTGCAAAACAATGGCCATGTTGCGCTGACGAACAAAATGCTTTTCGCGCATACCGAAATGGCAAGCGTGACATCGCAAGCAACCGACATGCAAAACGAGCGGTCAGGTCTTGAGCGCATCAACCCGGACGATACAAAGAAATTCGGTGTCGAAAAGGCCGAGCGCGGCGCCGCTTGATCATGAGTTGCGCGCCCAATTCGCCCGTCGTTTTCGACTATTCGACTTGGGCGCTGCGCTATCCTGAATTGGCATCGTCCGTCAGCCAACCGCTGGCGCAGATGTATTTTCAGGAAGCGCAACTGTATGTCGATAACTCGCCATGCAGCATTATCCCGAATTGCAGCCCGCTATATCAGCGCGCGCAGTTCTTGAACATGATCACAGCGCACATTGCTGCGTTGAATGCGTCGCTTGGCGGTCAGCCGCCTAACCCTCTCGTTGGTCGCATCTCCAATGCAACCGAGGGTAGCGTCAATGTCACGGTGGAGAATCAATATCCGCCGGGCAGCGCCCAGTGGTTCCAGCAGTCGAAATACGGATCTGCTTTCTGGCAGGCTTCAGCAGCATATCGGACAATGCATTATGTTCCTGGTGCTGTACCTACATTCAATATGTGGGGAATAAATGGTTTCTATCCAAGGTAAATCATGAAGAAAAGTGAATTATTGGAAGTGCTTTCCTTTATCAAGGAATTCATGTGTGCTGGTCCTCAGGAAGTAACACAAAAAACTGAGAATGGTCTTTATTTATATTTTAGTAAAGACGGCAATTCATTTTCAAATGGACTGGGCCATACTGGCAGGCGTAATTTATGCATTGTTGCCGTTGGAATAAAAATGTCGCAAGATCAAATTGAAAAGGTTTGCGATGCATTTGATGTGAGGTTTAATTGCACTTATCCAATGGATGTGATAGACGAACAGCATAATGTTGGACGTGAATATCTTGGATATGTATTTTGTGATCGCAACGATGCAATCCAATAATGGCCGCCTACAAATTCACCGGCGGCGATAAGCTGAAAGCGAAACTTGCCGAGTTGTCGAAAAAGGTGACGAACGCAGCCGTAGTGCAGGTCGGATTCTTTGAAGGAACAAGCGAACCGAACGGAGCATCGACACCGATGATCGCCGCGATTCAAGAGTTCGGAGCGCCAGCAAAGGGGATTCCACCGCGGCCATTTTTTCGCACGATGGTTGCGAAAGAAGAAGGGCATTGGGGAGAAGATCTCGGCGCTGCGCTGCTAGCTACTGAATACGACGCCGAAAAAGCGCTCGGCCAAATGGGCGAAGTTATGAGCGGCGAGTTGCGCGAATCAATCGTTGCGCTCACCGAGCCAAAGCTATCGGATGTCACTTTGTTGCTGCGCGAGCGCTTTGGGAATAACCCGCAAGAAATCACTTTCGCCGATGTGCAGAAAGCGCGCGAGGATATTGCGGCAAAAATCGAGCCAAACGTCAGCGGAACGCAAGCCAAGCCACTGGTATGGACTGGCGACATGCTTAACAGCATCACGCACAAGGTCGAGTAATGAGAATCATCAACGTGGCGGAACTGAATTCAGCGATTTGCCGGGCGCTGCATCTCGATCCGGCGAACGTTCAGCAGATTGATATTCAGATTTGCGGAGGGAAAGCGCCGAGCGTCACCGTTACGCCGACGCCAGAGGCCGAAGCCCTGATGGCGATTGCAAAGATGGTGCAGGCGTGAATCTGCACAATATCGCCCAAGGTGCAGTCGGTGTTGTCAATCCTAATGTGCTGGCCACGCTGCAAGTATCGTTGGGCAATACGATTGAACCGGGGGGCAAGCAGGTTCCGCAGTACGCAGCGCCAGTCGACATCTTCGTGCAAGTCCAGGCGCTGCAATACAACGACATCCAGCAAATCAGTTCGTTGCAGATTCAGGGATTACGGCAGGCGATGTACATCACGGGCGACTGGCTTGGCCTTGTCCGTGCGGACAACAAAGGCGGCGACCTGATCACGCTCCAAGATGGATCGATTTGGAAGGTCGCCATGGTGCTTGAGCGTTGGTATGTGAGTGCGGGTTGGTGCAAGGTCGCAGCAACACTGCAAAACGCACCATTCACGGCCTGATATGCCAACTCTAAATGTCACAGAAGACCAGGTATTCCTGGCGCTTTGGAATTTCCTGACCGCGATACTGCCGACCGGAACGCCGATTATCAAAGGCCAGGGAAATTTAGTATCGGAACCGTCGCAGCCCGATTTCGTCGTCATGACGCCGCTGATGCGCAATCGCCTGGCGATGAACATCGACAGCATCACACAAAACAATTTCACCGGCTCGATCAGCGCCACGACATTGACCGTAACGGCGGTGGCCGATGGCGCGCTTGCCGTCGGCAGCCAAGTCTATGGTGCCAACGTGGCGGCGAGCACGATCATTACCGCCTTTGGTACAGGAACCGGCGGCACCGGCACCTACACGGTCGGCGTATCGCAGACCGTCGCCAGCGAACCGATGACCTGCGGCACGAATAACGCCCAGCAGTTCACCGAATACATGATCCAGCTGGACGTGCATGGCCCGAGCAGTGCCGACAACGCGCAGATCATCAGCACTTTATTTTGGGATCAGGCGGCATTCGAGCAATTCGGCACGAACAGCTTTGAAATCGAGCCGCTGTATTGTGAAGACCCGAGGCAGATTCCGTTCGTCAATGCCGAGCAGAACTACGAAGATCGCTGGGTCATCGACGTAAGACTGCAGGTCAACCCGATTGTGCAGACGCCGATTCAGTATGCCGTTGAACTTGGACCGGTCGACCTGATTGATGTCGATGTGACTTACCCGCCGACGTAACGAACACTTTTTAGCTTTACCCCATAGCCACCCTTGAGGTGGCTTTTTCATTTGGAGAATTCAATGTCCTCTTCGTCGTCAGCCACCATTCCGGCCAGCGCGTTTGTCTCGGTCAACCCTGGCGTCATTGGCGCTGGCGGTGCGGCCGTTGCATTAACCGGCCTATTTCTCACCAGCGGCACGCGCGTGCCGATCGGTCAAGTTCTGTCATTTCCTTCTGCGGCGGCGGTTTCGACTTACTTCGGCCCCGGCGCAAACGAAACCACGGAAGCCGGAGTCTATTTTCAGGGATTCACCAATTCCAACGTCAAGCCGGGCGCGCTGTTGTTCGCGCAATATCCAGCTGCGGCGGTAGCTGGTTATCTGCGCGGAGGGAATGTCTCAGCCTTGACCTTGGCGCAGCTGCAAGCATTCACCGGCACGATCACGATCAGCTTCGCCGGCACACCGGCAACATCGAGCTCGATCTCGCTTTCCAGCGCGACCAGCTTTTCGTCCGCTGCTACGATCATCCAGGCAGGCTTTACATCCCCACCCTTCACGGTTTCGTATGACAGCGTATCCGGCGGCTTTGTCTTCACCTCGAACTCCACCGGCTCGACGGAAACTGTTTCTTATGCGACCGGTTCACTCGCAACCGATCTTGCGCTAACGCAGGCGCTGGGCGCGGTGACCTCGCAAGGCGCTGCTGCAGCGACGCCTGCGGCATTCATGACCGGCCTCGTCGCACAAAACACCAAGTGGGCCAACTTCACCACCCTATTCGATCCCGACGGCGGCAGCGGCAATACGCTGAAACTGGCCTTCGCGACATGGACGAGCCAGCAGAACGACAACTATGGCTACATCCCCTACGACACCGACATCACGCCGACCGAGTCGACTGATGCAGCCGCGAGCCTCGGGCAGTTGTTGATCACCAATCAGGATTCTGGCACGGCGCCGATCTATCAGCCTTCGAACCTGCATGGCGCGACGTTCACATGCGGCTTGGCGGCATCGATCGATTACACGGAGACCAATGGCAACACCAGCGCGGCCTACAAGGGGCAGGCCGGCTTGACTCCTGGCGTGACCAATCAAACCGTACTGTCGAACCTGATCGCCAATGGCTACAACTGCTACGTCGCCTCGGCATCCGGCGCAGACGAGTGGAATTTCCTGTACCCAGGATCGGTGTCTGGTCCATTCGGCACGCTGCAACGGTATTGGAATCAGATCGTCCTCAACCGCGGCTTGCAATCCGCCCTGATGAATCTGCTCACGACTGTCAAGGCAGTTCCCTATGTTCCCGCTGGATACGCCCTGATCGAAGCCGCATGCATGGTTCCGATCAATGCGGCCCTTAATTTCGGTTCCATTCAGCCAGGCGTGACGCTGTCCGCCGCGCAGATCGCGGAAATCAACTACGCCGCCGGCGCCAATATCGCCAGCACCCTCCAATCGGTTGGCTGGTATCTGCAGGTTCTTGACCCCGGCGCAGTCGTGCGCGCAGGCGGCGGATCGCCCGCCATCACGCTTTGGTACACGGACGGCGGCTCGGTCCTGCAAATCAATCTCGCGTCGGTTGACGTTATCTAAGAGGAAAAATCATGGGAACTTTAACCTCAACGAATTCGGTAATCATGCTCTCCGTGACAAATGTCTATCCGAACGCCCAGCAATTGCAGGGGTATTCCGCCGACGATGTTTTCGATATTGAAGATATCGACGTCGCAGAAACCTCTATGGGCGTTGATGGACTGCTTTCCGCAGGCCTGGTCTATGTCGAAATACCTTGGTCTATAAACCTGCAGTCAAATTCGCCATCGTGCCAAGTTTTTGATAACTGGTATGCATACCAAAAAGGACTAAACGACGTCACTAATGCAACGCTGAATATTACGTTACCTGGCCTTGGTTACAAATGGGTCTACAGCAATGGATTTTTAAAGAAATATTCTCCTGCTCCTAGTGCCAAGAAAAAAGTTGAACCACGTAAATTCACCATCGTCTGGAACACCATCAGCACAGCCCCACTGGGCTAATCCGGTTACGCATGCCGGCCTAACGGCAATGCGGTTGATTGCTTGCGCCTGAATTAAATTTCACCTTATTTCATCCCCTTGGTAAGGGGCGCAAGCAATCCTTCTGTGAACGGAGGACATTCGATGATTGCCCAGGAAAGGTTGAAAAAAATTCTCAATTATGACCCGGAGACGGGAATATTCCGGTGGATAGATGCAAAAAATCAATCTCAATTGAACGGAGAAATCGCAGGGTCGCCTGATACAAGAGGATGGATTTATATAGGGATCGAGGGCAAGAAATACGCAGCACATAGACTGGCATGGCTGTACGTCTATGGAGAAAGACCTGAGATTGATATTGACCATAAGAACCGCTGTCGATCTGATAACCGTATTGATAATTTGAGACTGGCCACAAAAAACCAGAATCAACACAACCAAGGAATATCGAGAGCAAACAAAACTGGATTTAAAGGCGTCTGCATTCACAGACCATCTGGGAAGTATCAGTCGCAAATTAAGCATTTTGGCAAGAAGATTTACTTGGGTTTGTTTTCCAGCCCAGAAGATGCTTCTCGTGCTTACGAGATGGCGGCATTGAAATTATTTGGCGAATTCAGCTACAACACAAAGGGGAATCACCATGGCGCGCAAAAGTGCTGTCATCACCATATCCAAGGAAGGCCGCGATCAGGGTAAGGCATTCCACATTCGCGAGTTACCGGCCATGCAGGCTGAACGTCTTGCAATGCGGGCATTCTTCGCTCTGGCGCGCTCCGGCGCTGACATCCCGGAGGATATCGCGTCATCTGGGCTTGCCGGCATCGCCGAACTTGGTCTCAAAGCATTTAGCGGTTTGCACTTCGAGGATGCGGAACCCATCCTCGATGAGCTATTCACCTGCGTTTCGTTTATTCCCGATCCAAGCAAGCCGGATTTCATGCGCAAGGATTTTGAGGGCGACATCGAAGAGATACCAACCATCTTTCAATTACGCTTGGCGATTTTTTCGCTGCACCTAAATTTTTCTACGGCCGCCGGCACCTCGACCTCGACAGCGGCGGCGAGCACGCTTGGTCGGGGTCATATGCAGAATACGCAAATGTCCCAAAGTCGATAGGAGCCGTTTTGTCGAGAGATATTTCACTGCTGGAAAAGCTGGAAACCTATTACAGCGTGGAAGACGTATATCTCATGCTGGAAATAGGCACCATTGATTCCCACAATCGTTTTATCGCATCCAAAAAGAAACCCAGAGACTAATCCATGGCGACCGTAATCGACGCGCTACTCGTAACGCTATCGCTTGATGCTGCCGGCATGAAAGAGGGGGCGCATGATGCCTCTGCGGCCTATGACAAGATGGTCGAGGATGCAAAGAAGGCCTCCCGCGAATTTCAAGCGCAAATGGATGCTGACGCCGCAGCATTCAAGCGCAAACAGAAGGCCGAAGAGCAGGCATACAAGGAAAGCCAGGAAACCGTCAAGGTATCGGCCAAGGAACGCGCCAAGGGACTTGCCAACTTCAAGAATGAGCAGTCCGTCGAGTCGGAGATATTCAGGAAGTCGCAACGGGAAAAGTCTCTCGCCTTCAAAGATGCGCAAGAATTGCAAATCAAGAAATCCAAGGACCAGCAGGGCGAAGTGAAAAAGTCGGCTGATGGGATGTCATATCTCAATGGGAAAATCTTGGGCGTCATTGCGGCCTTTGTTGGGTTGGACGCATTGAAGAATTTCACAGAGCGGTTGGTTGATTCGGATACGCACGTCAAGCGCGTATCGGGGGCATTGGGCCTCGCATCTGAGCAGTTGAATGCGTGGCAGATGGCTGCCGAAAAAAGCGGCGCATCTGCGGAGGATATAGAGAGCGCTTTCCGGTCGGTCAACAAGTTTCAAGAGGATATCGCAAAGGGAAACCCTGCGGCAATTGCCAAGTTGACCGAGTTTGCGCAAACTATTCAAGGGCTGAACTCGATCCGCCCAGGTAACAAGCAGATTGTTTTCGATGTCCAAAAGCTGACCGACAAGTCGCTTCCTGCCGAAGAGCGGATGCTGGAAATCTCCAAGATTCTCAGCCAACTCTCCGAAAAAGATGCCGCTTTAGCTGCTGAGAAGTTAGGCATATCCGAGGATGTGTCTCGCTTCCTACGCCAGGGCTCGGATGAAGTTCAAAAGTCCGTCGACAGCGCCAAGGAACTCGATCCGGCATTCAAGAAAGCCGCCGACGACTCGCTGATATTGTCTCGGCAATGGACTGACATCAAGCAGGAAATCAAGGGTGCGTCCGATAGCTTGCTAGTGGACATGTTCCCAGCGATTAAAGCGGTCGGCGACATCATCAAGGGATTTGCCGGGGACTGGCGCGCGATTTTTAGCGGTAAGGGCGGGGAGAAATTAAAAGGGCCAGCGAATATCCAATATGACGCAATGGGTAACGCCACAGGCGTATCGCTTGACGATGAGGATGCCGCCACCCAATCGCCCGCAGTGCGGCGCAATGCCGCTGGTCGGCTGGTTGACGAGAATGGGAAAACGCTTTCCGACTTGGACAAGGAATCGTCGACCGCTGCACAGCCCAGCAATACATTGAGTCAAGCATTCGATCCAGTAAAAGCCGCGCAAGACGATCAGACGAAATATGGCATTCCCGCAGCTGTAACGCTCGCTCAATATCAATTGGAAAGCGGCAGTGGAAAGAGAATGCCGGCAGCGTCAAACAACCCATTCGGCATCAAGGCAAAACCTGGTCAGCCTTACGTCGAAGCGGAAACCACGGAAGTGGTTGGTGGCGTCGAAAAACGAGTGATGCAGAAGTTTGCAAAATTCGACTCGATCGCCGATGCATTTGATGCTCATACGAAATTACTCGCCACCGCGCCAGCATATGCCGAAGCGAGAAAGCATGAAGGCAATGCAAGCGATTTTGCCGACGCCTTGACCGGGAAATATGCTACCGATCCGAACTATGGGTCGAAGATCAGACAACTAATTGCGCCTGGCTCGGCGATCGACAAAAGCCTCATGACCGGCGCCAGCGCAGCAGTGGCGGCAAACCAAACCACAAACAATAACCAAAGCTCCAATGCGAATAGTGTGGAGACCAACATCAACGGCCCCATTCATATCAACGCGCCAAACGCGAAAACGAATGGCGATGTCGCGGACGCGATCGGTGATCGCCTGGGATCGTATGCTTTTGCATCCAATGCAAATTTAGGCCAGAACTAGCATGGCAAACCCTTCCTATCCCGACGTGCCGATGGTGCCGGGCGTGCCGGCCGTATTGCGCAATCCGCAGGCGGCCGCAGGTAGCTTGGTCAACAGCGCGACGAACGCCGCTATCGGCGCCGCGCAGGGCATTGTAGGTGGCGCGGCTGCGGCTGTTGGAAACGGGATCGCCGCAGTCAATGGCGCGGTCAGCAATATCCAGAATCTGACCGGCGGATCATTTGGCAATATCGGTAGTCTCGTGACGGCCGGCTTTGGCGATGCGCCGACCGCGCTTACCGCAGACGACGCAAGCGTTGCGCAGTCGACTGGATCGTCGCCGACCTGGGGAATTTTCGATGCGTCAGGCGATCCGATCGCAGATTGGGATTCGATCAAGGCATTCGAGTACAAGCAAGATTGGCGGCTACCGAATTACCCGATGGAGCAGGGCGCATTCCAGTCCTATGACAAGGTGCAGACGCCGTTCCAGACGCGCGTGACGATGACCAAGAGTGGTCAAGAGCAAGTCTTGAGTCAATTCCTGGCAGCTATCGCCGCGGCATCCGAAGGAACCGACTTATTCACGGTTGATGCGGGTGGTATCACGTACCAAAATGTTTCGGTGGAAGGCTACGATTACCAGCGCACAGCCACCAAAGGCGTGACGATGTTGACGGTCGAGATATCGTTGCTCGAAATTCAAATTGCGTCGAGTTCGACTTTCACGAACACGGCCCAACCGAGCGGCGCGGATCCTGTGAATGGCGGTACCGTCCAGGCAGTGCCAATCACAACGGCGGCCAACACAACGGATGGGCAGCCGACCAGCGCCTTGCAATTCCAGGCAGGAGTGGCCGCAACACAGGCAGTCGGGTCGGCTGCGGCAAGTCTTGGACAGAACACGATTCAGGCCATCGCCAACACCATGACGCCAGTGGTGCAGGCGACAGGCGCGGGCGTGCCTTTGCCGCCTGGGATCGCATTTTCCCTGTCGTCGTCGCTCTCACTCAACCCGACGCCGCCATTCGTACCCGTGGCAAGCATCAACACGGAAACCGGATTGGCGCCTTCGACCGGGCCGTTTGTGACGATCGCAGGTCTGCCGATCAATTCCACCCTGTTATCGGAGAGCGGAGAAACGGGGTATCTAGCGGATGCGACGAGCGGCCTGATTTATGGGGCAACCTTTGCCGCCAGCGGCGCGCAAAACCAGGTGAGCGTCAACCTATCTCTCGCCAAGAGGTTTCAATAATGCAATACGTCCCGCTTCAGGCTGAGGCTGCGCAGTCGGTGCAGACCTCGCTCGGCGGTCAGGCCTGCACGATCAATCTGACGCAACGCTCGACAGGTCTGTTCATGGATCTGTACGTGGGAACGAATCCGATCGTGCTGGGCGTGATATGCCAGGATCGGAATCGCATCGTGCGCGATGCCTACCTCGGCTTTATCGGAGATATTGCGTTTGTTGATACGCAGGGAACGACAGACCCTTATTACACGGGCCTTGGTGCGCAATACGCCCTGGCCTATCTCGATTCGTTCGATACCATTTCCTAATGACCGTGGCTTTCACGCAGAAGAAAATCGACCTGGTATTTTCGCTCGGGAAGGATACGAGCGGCAATCAGGCCACGTTCGCAAACCAGAATGGCGCGACGCAGGTAACGGTGACCGGACTGCGCGTGTCCTGCAAGATCGTGAAAAGCGGCGGCGCGCAGATGAACATGTGCGAACTGCGTGTGTTCGGTCTGACGCCAACGGTCTACAACGCCCTGACATCGATCTATCAGGTCACACAAACGCAGTTGCAAAACACGGTCACAGTGAATGCCGGCGACGAATCTGGCATGTCCCAGGTATTCATTGGCCAGATCACGCTTGCTCAGATCGACTTGAACAATCAGCCTGATTGTGTATTGAATGTGATTGCTCAATCGGCACTACTGCAAGCCATCAGCACAGCACAGTCGAATACGTTTGCAGAGGGAACGGATTTAGCTACTGCGATCAATGTTTTGGTTCAGCAAATGGGTTTGAAGAATTTCGAGCCGAATGGCGTAAAGCAAGTCATATCTAGCTCTACTACATTGAATGGACCAACTCGCCAGCAAGTCATTAAGTTGATCGAATCTGCTCAGCCGAAAATCGAATATTCATTCGATGACAATTCCCTTGTGCTGATTCCACAGGGTGGATTTAGGGCCAATCAAGCTAATGTGGTGATCTCGCCAGAAAACGGAATGATTGGTTACCCGACCTACTCGAATATCGGTATCGGGCTGAAGACGCTCTACAACGCCGCCATCAAATGGGGCATGCAAGTGCAAGTAAAAAGCAGCTTGGACGTGGCGAAATTGAACGGCATGTGGACGGTGTTCAATATCGTTCATACGCTCGAAAGCCAAGTATTTGGCGGACGATGGGATACGGAAATGCAGGCAATGGCACAGTCAATATCATGACTGGAACAACATCAGGATTTCAACAGCCAAACACCTTCGGCGCGGATTATAACTCGCTGCGATTCATCATTACTTCGCTGGCGTCCCTGATTCGCACCGGCACGCCTTGCGAGGTACTGAGTGTAACGAATGACGGGAGTATCTCTCCAGTCGGCTATGTGAATCTGCAACCGATGGTAAATCAAGTGAGCGGCAACGGATTGTCGCAGCCAGAAGGGGTAATTAAAAACGTCCCATATTTTCGACTGCAAGGTGGCTCTAGCGCCATCATTATGGACCCGCAGGTAGGCGACATAGGATTTGCACATTTTGCCGACAATGACACATCTGGTGTGATCAAGAACAAAGCGCAGTCGAATCCTGGTAGCGCAAGGCAGTTTGATGTATCGGATGGCTGGTTTTTCCCCTGCTTTTTAGGTGGAACGCCAACGCAGGGGATTCAATTCAATGAATCAGGAATTACTATTTTTACCCCAGGGAATGTCTCCATTCAGGCTGGCGGAAATGTCACTGCAACAGCAGCCGGTAGCGCTGAGGTGACGGCCGGAACAACGGCCAGCGTGAATGCCACCACCTCGATCACATTGGCAGCGCCAGATATCAACTTGAATGGGAATACCGCTGTAACAGGTAATTTTTCTTATACCGGAACTGGAACAAACGCTGGAACGGACGTTGGTAAAAATCATGAGCACAATGTCGTCAATGTGCAGGGCGGATCGTCAACCATCACCACCACGCCGCCGGTGTCTTGATCATGGCGAATACACTTTTACTTGATCGCACCGCGTGGGATCTGTGTATTGATGCCTCGCGCAATATCGCGATGGCAGGCGAGCCATACAGCTTGGCGCAGGATGCCGCGAGCGCAATCCGATTATTCATCGGCGAATATTGGTATGACACCACGCTGGGCATTCCTTATTTTCAGGAAGTGCTTGGTAAAAATCCCTCGGTCAATTTGCTGAAATCCCTATTCGTGGCAGCCGCAGAAACGGTGCCAGACGTGAAGAGTGCGACTGTCTATTTGACGTCAATCACAAACGGTCAAGTTTCCGGGCAAGTGCAAGTTATTGATTCAAACGGCAATACCTCCATCGCGAGCTTCTAATGTCCCAAACAAATGTACCGGCGATATCGCAGTCAGCGGTAGGATGGGTGGCGCCCGCGCAATCCGCCGTGCTGACCGGCGTCACCGCTGATATCAACTCGGCGTTCGGTGGTGGTTTGAATTTCCCGAGCGGCGCGCCGACGGCCGGCACGGTGGCGCCGCCGCAAGCCCAACTTGCGACATCGGAAGCGGCAATCGTCGGTAACACGAATGATTTGTTGCTGGCGTTGTTCAATGGCGTCGATCCAGCCTATGCCTCGGGCCGCATGCAGGATGCGATCGGGCGAATTTACTTTCTAACGCGTATCCCCGCACAGCCGACCGTGGCGCAATGCACTTGCGTCGGCCTGGCTGGCGTGATCATCCCGGCAGGCACGCTGGCACAAGATACGGCGGGCAATACCTATTCATGCCAGGAAACCGGGACGATTCCCGCCGGCGGCAGCATCGTGCTGCCGTTCGCGAACAATGTGCAAGGCCCGATTACCTGTTCGGCCGGCACGCTGACGACGATTTACCAAACCATTCCCGGCTGGGATAGCATCACCAATGCAAGCGATGGTGTAATCGGTAGCCTGGTCGAAACGCGCGCGCAGTTTGAGAATCGACGCCAGCAGTCGGTGGCGATCAACGCCATCGGCTACACGCAGGCGATTGTCGGCGCGATCCTGAGCTTGCCTGGCGTGATCGGCGCGTTTGCCTTCGATAACGCGAACAATTATCCGTATGCCATCGGGCCGACTGCCGTAGTCACCGGTTCAATTTCAGGAACGACCTTGACGGTCACGGCGGTAGCATCCGGCACCGTGGCAGTCGGGCAGGTAGTGAGTTGCAAAGGCGCGCCGACCGGTATCACCATCACCGCTCTCGGTTCTGGATCTGGTGGCACCGGCACCTACACCATAAGCAGTTCGCAAACGGCGTCGAGCGAAACCATCCAGCTCGGCGGCGTGCAGATCAATCCGAATTCGCTCTATGTTGCCGCCGCCGGTGGTGCCGCACAATCGATTGCCAATGCGATTTGGGCAAAGAAGAGCCCAGGCTGCTCCTACAACGGCAATACGACCGTCACGGTCTACGACACCAGCGAACCTTACCCTGCACCTGGAATTCCCTATTCCGTCACATTCGAACTCCCGGCCGACGAGGAAATCTACTTCAAGGTGTCGATCCTAAATAGCCCGGCCGTTCCGCCGAATGCAACCACCCTGATACAGAACGCCATCCTGAACGCCTTTATCGGTGCCGATGGCGGCACGCGTGCGCAAATGGGATCGAACATCCTAGCCAGCCGGTACTACGCTGGCATCACGACATTGGGCTCTTGGGCTGCATTGTCCGGTCTGACCATGGGCGCGGAAATTGCGCCTTATGCGGCCGTGATTACTGGCTCGTCGATATCGGGTAATACCCTCACGGTGGGTTCCGTCAGTTCTGGCGCGCTCGCAATTGGCCAGGTTCTCACCGACACGACTGGCGACATTGTTTTGGGCACAACCATCACGGCTGGCTCCGGCTCGTCATGGACTGTGAGCATATCGCAGACCGTGGCCAGCGAAACCATGAATGCGGTGGCCGTGACCTCGACCAGCTTGCAATTGCTGATCAATCAGATGCCCGTGACATCCGCGAACAACATCAACGTCAATTTCATATAGGTCTCCCATGTTCAAAAAACTGATCGCGCTCGGTCTGGCGCTGTTTTCGGCCGCCTGCTTCGCCCAATCCAGCCCAGGCTTTACCTATGGCCAGGTCCCAACTCCCGGCCAGTGGAACAGCTACTTTGCCGCAAAACAGGATTACACCATACCCGGCAATCTGGGTAACGTGCTTCAGTCTAACGGCTCGTCGTGGTATAGCGCGCCCATAGCCAGCTCGCTTTTACCTCTCGGGACATCGGTGAATAACCCAGGCACCAATACGCTGGAATCGCTGCTACCTCCGCAGACTGTGACTGGGACCAGTTACGTATTTGCGACTGCTGATCTGTTCAAAAAGACGCGCCGCAGCAACTCCACCGTCGCGATGACGGACACACTTCCGGCGTCTACCGCAATCGGCATTTCGAATGGTACCCAGATCAATATCGTCAATGTCGACGCGAGCGCGACTGACACCGTCACGGCAGGATCGGGAACGACAATCTCGGGAAATAGTTCAGTGGTTATCCAGCCTGGGCGCGATATCTGGATGACCTACGATGCGGCGAATAGCACATGGCGCTTCGTTGCCAATACTTCGGCGCAGGTTCTGTTTTCGGGGACGCCGGCAACGGCAAATCAGTTGTATGCCGGGAGTGGCGTGCCAGGCAATGCGACCGCGCTCACAATTGCCCAACTCAAGGTGCTGACCGGTGAGATACCGACGGTCACGGACCCGGCCTATGGCGCGAAGTGCGATAACTCGACTGACGATACGGCAGCTTTCACTGCCATTGCCGCGGCATCTCCGTTATTTGCTCTGCCGGCCGGGAAGACATGCGTCATCTCTTCTGCCATCACGCTTTCCAGCACTGCGGGTATGGGGATAATCGGCGACGGTGAAGGATCTAGCATCATTCGCATCAACAGCACAACGGCCGAAGGCATCATCTTGCCGGCAGGCGCCTCAAATCCTTTGATGTACGGCTTCCAAATTACGCGCACTGGAACAGCTTCAGCCGGCGCGACGAATCTGGATGTGTCAGGTGGAACTGCGGCAGGGCGATTTGAGAGACTTGTAGTAACCAACGGCTATGTCAACATCAAACTCGGCCCGACAGATCATGGTGGTCTGAGAGATATTTTGGTGGGCTATGCCGTGAGCCACGGCATCCTGATGGTAAATAGCGCGTCGAGCGGATCATTGCAATGGCAACTCGATAATGTGCTCTCCGTCCAAAATGGCGGAACGGGCGTCCTTGTCAATGCCGTAAATAGTGGCCCTAGCGCGATCACCATGGGTGAATGGCGAAGCGTGCAGACCTTCGCCAACACGGGATACGGTATTGCATTCCTCGGTGCTTCGGCGATCCCGATCGAGGGAATTCGGCTGCGCGATATTTTTGTCGGGCAGGATGGCGCGCAAGAGGTCTACCTCGACACATACAACAACAACGGCAATACGCACATCATCGAGGCGCCGTATATCGAGGCTGGCGGCACGAGCGCAACCGGCCCGACTCTATCAACACCCGCCACGCACACTGCAAACGGCATTTACATCACCGCGAATAATGGAACGGTGCAGGTCAATGGCGCGACGATCAATAACAATGCTGGTGATGGCATCGATACGTCGGCAACGTCCACGATCGTATCGAACAGCATCGTAACGAATAATTGATCGGGGTCGGTGACGCAACGAGGCATCATCAATTTGGGAACCGGTCGCATCATCGTTTCAAACTCTCAAGTCGGGAATACGACCGGGATCACGACGCAGCTATACGGAATCGGCATCCTTTCTGGAAGCGACTATAACCTGATCACTGGGAACGATTTGCGCGGCAATGCGACGGGCGCAATATTCAACACCTCAACCGGAACGAACAATCACATTGAACTGAACAGCGGGTACAACCCATCTGGCACTTTGCTTACCAGCGCAACCGCCTTGTCTGGTGCGATAACCGGCACGCCGTCTTCTACGAATTACGTAAGGGGAGATGGAACCTGGTCCGCAATTAACAGTGTCAACGGCCTGAATTCGGCCACCACGGTGGTGAATGTGTCGGCCGCTCCTGCGCCCTCCGCAGGGCAGGTTTTGACTGCGACCAGCTCTACCACGGCGGATTGGGCGGCGCCTCTCAGCGGCTTGTCCGTGATCAATGGCTACATCAACGGTTACACGCTATCAAACGATGGAACCACGCCGAACACGGTATTGGATGTCGCCGCTGGCTATGCGGCTGACTCGACGAACACCTTGATGATCACCGGCACGGCGTTCACGAAGTCCGTCGCTGGCACGTTCACCGCGGGCACCGGCAACAACGGCATGGGAACCGGCTTGACGGTTGCTGCATCGACCTGGTATCACGTCTTCGGCATCGTGTGCAGCGGCTCTTATGACGTGTATTTCGATACCTCTCTTACCGCAGCCAACAAGCCAGCATGCGCTACCCAATTTCGATACGTCGGCAGTTTTAAAACGAATGCCAGCGTCCATATTCTGGCATTCACTCAAATCGGGCAGAAGTTCATTTGGACTGCACCGCCAGCTGATTTGAATAACAGTTCGTCAGGCGGCGGGACAATCACACTTAGCACGCCGCCTGGGATAAGCATACCTGCGATTTTATGGATTAGCATCAGCGGCGCAACAAATGCTAGTTGCACATTTTCAGTGCTGTCAGGAATAAGCGCTTCGTCTGACGGCGTTGTTACTGGGGTTGGGACGGTTTTCAGTGGAACCGGTCAAATCACCACCACAACGAATACTTCTGCGGGAATTACGTTCTCGGCCGGAAATAATGGTGGCGCAACCGTGAGTACTACGGCCTACATCAATCCCAAAGTCGCACCAAACAACTGATGCTTCAGCAACCAAACGGCATCGGCCAATTCCAGATCGGAATTAGCCCGATCGGCGATCAGCCTTTCGACTGGAAGCAGACTGTCTATAGTCAGTATCAAAACTCGCCGGTGCTACTGCAATGGCTCGATTACTTTTCGCAGTGGATCGACGCGAATCAATCGATTGATGCCTGGTACGACATGTTGTGGAACGTCGATACCGCAGTGGGATATGGGCTCGATGTGTGGGGGAGAATCGTCGGCGTGAATCGTGTTCTGCCCATCGTGCCGAATCAGTATCTGTGGTTTTCGAACGCGAATGAAACGACCTACGGTAACACGTTCGGCAATTCCATCTGGTACTCGGGGCAGCCGATCGGAACAGCCAACTATGCACTGTCGGACGATGTTTTTCGACAAGTGATTTTTGCCAAGGCCGCGGCGAATATTTGGGACGGATCGATCCCGGGCCTGAACAAGATTCTTCGTCTGCTTTTCCCTGACCGTGTCGCCTATGTCACGGATGGCCAAAATATGACCATGACCTACACATTCACCTGGCTGTTGACGCCAGTCGAATTGTCATTGGTCGAGACCGCGAATGTCTTGCCGCGTCCGTGCGGCGTCGCTGCATCAATCGTTCAAATCTAGAGGTGTAAATGGAAGCAAGTCAAATCCCGGTCAAGTTCCCGGTGGTTTGGGCATCCGGTGCGTCAAGCAGTTATACGCGCGCCATACCCACTACCACCAGCACGCCAGGGGCGGCGTCGCTGACGCTTGGTTTCCCGCCTATCACCTTCACCGACGAAGCTGCTGGCGGTGTGCCGTTGGATGGTCGCGACGAAAACGGCATCTTGAATCAGCTCAGCGCCTGGGCGCAGTGGCAGAACATGGGCGGTCCAGTCACCTATGACGGAACGTTTTCAACCGCGATCGGCGGCTATCCAAAGGGCGCATGGCTGATGACGGCGGCCGGTGGCGGGTGGTGGATCAGCCTGGTCGACAACAACACGAGCGATCCAGATACCGGTGGCGCGAATTGGCAGTTGCTGCAGTTCGGCACCAGCTATGCGGGTAATCCGAATGGGAACGTGGCTGGCGTCGCGTATTCGCAATATGGACTCACCCAGGCACTGCTCTGGGATACCGCAAACAAGATTCTTTGGCTCTGCACATCAACAGGGACGGCATCAGGCGCCGGGCAGGCCGTGTGGATCCAATTGACTGGCTCGACGGGCGGGAATGTTTGGTGCGGCACATCCGGCGGCACCGGCAACGCGCCGGTCTTGACCCCGCCGAACACGCTTCAGTCATTTGGCGTCGGCACCGGTCTTGTGTGGAAGGTCGGCGCAAACAATACGGCAAGTGTCTCTATCACAGTCGGCACATTTGGGTTTTTCACAGTCAAAAAAGGATCGATATCAGGTCTTTTATCGCTATCTGGCGGCGAACTCGTTTCTGGGGATGTCGTCACCGGATATTACGAAGGCACGAACATCGTCCTGACCAATTTGGCAACCGGCACGGCGGCCTTGGCCAACGCATCCTCTGGCACTGGCATGGTAGCAGCAGTGTCCGGATCGACCACGGTCGGACACTTGGCAGTGTTTTCCGATACCACGGGAACCTTGGAGGATGGGGGCGCGCCCGGTACGGCGCCAGCGAAGACCTACATCAACGCCGCAGCGAACAACACCACGCTCGCGCCAGGTGACTACATCGTAGATACGAACACGTCGGGCGCATTCGCGGCCAACATGCCAGCCACGCCGACGCTCGGCCAGAACCTGACTTTCGCCGACGTTTCCGGAACTTGGGCCACGGCGAACTTCACGCTCAATGGTAATGGAAATTCTTTCATCAGTCCTTCCGGCCTGATCTCAACCACGCTCGTTTGTAACCGCAGTGCCGAGGAAATTCTGGCCTGGTGGAACGGCACATATTGGAGCCTCTACTAATGTTTCTCAGCGATCTCTATAACCAGAATTCCCAGCAGCCGAAAGGCGCGGGATGGTTGGGTATCTTCGGCAGCGGCCGGTGGGCGGTGCTCACGGCTTCGGGGAACTTCACGGCGCCGGTAACGGGCAATTATCGTGTGCGATGCGTCGGCGCCGGCGGTGGGGGCCAGACATCCGGATCTGGTGGATCAGGCGGCGGCTATGCTCGCGGCACGGTATCGCTGACCGCGTCGACCGGATATGCATACACCATCGGCGCGGCTGGTGCTGGTGGCGCAAGCGCAGGGGCCGGCGGGAATACGACATGGCAGTCGACCGTCTTGGTGGCAAATGGCGGTAATGGAAATGGCGGCGCTGCTGGCGCGGGCTCAATCGGTGCCGGCGTCACAAATAGCTTCACGGCATCGGGCGGCGTGGGCGGCGGCGGCGGCGGCGGCGCTGGCAGCGAACTCGGCAATGGCGGCAATGCGGCCAACGGCGGCGGTGCGGTGGGCGGCATCAATTGCCCCTCTGGATCGAATGGCGGCGGCTCTCCATTTGGCGTCGCAATTCCCTTAATCAGCACTTCGCTTTGGCTGGGTGCGCCAGATATCACCGGCACCAATTCTACGGTCGCCGGCGCTGTAAATCTGATAGACGCGATATTGCGCTTCCCGTTTGATGCATTTACGGGCGGCGGTGGAGCTGCTACCACCGGCGTCAACAATATGGGAGGCCCTGGTGCCGGCGGCGGAATCGGCGGCCAATCCGGCTCTTTTTTCTACCAAGGAGGCAATGGCGGCCATGGCGGCGGAGGTGGATTTGCGAACGGAGCCAACGGCGGCTTTGGCGGATATGGCGGCGGCGGCGGCGGCGCAAACGGCGGCGGCTCTGGCGAAAACGGCGGCAGCGGTTTGATCATTGTGGAGTGGTAATCATGACCCCAGAGCAAGAAGGAAAATTCTTCGAGCGGATGGAAAAACTGCTCTTGTTGCACAAGAAAAGCAGCGATGGCCATTCTGATGCTGCACTCCAAAAAATCGCAGCCCAACAAGAGGAATTCTTCGCGCGCGTGACTTCGGCATTTCCCTCTGGCGATATGGATGGGCACTGCAATTATCACAAAGAAGTTATTGAGCAGATGAAGACAAAGAAGGAATTCTGGACAAAGTTGCGCTACGAAATTTATCGCTGGGGCGTCATTGGCGTTCTGATTTTTTTCATATCGCAGCTTGCGCACGCCGTGGGAATGGACTTTGGCAAGTTCATCGATAAATTTGGAGGGCTTTTCAAATGAGCAAATCTGACGCCCCGCAGGGCGAGCATGAATTCAAGGAAACGTTGACCGACGACGTGTTTTACCCGGACCACACGCGCGTCGACACGCCGACCTTCACGCGCACGAAGCGCGAAGGAAAGAAAAACGGCGATGTCTGCGCGATCAGCGGGCAGACCGAAGGCATCGAATACCATCACGTCTTCTGCGAGGATGCCTTCACCGATGCAGTCGATTGGGTGCTGGTCAAGAAGGTGGCGATCGGCGAGGTGAAGGAATTGCCCGTCCTTGACCCGAAAACGAGTCTGCCTACCGGCGC